TTAATCCAGCACCATCATTATCGAATGCTGAATATACAGTTTTGTACTCCGAAATTTTTTCTGCTTGCCAACTACTAATATCTGCTCCCAATACTGCTACACAATTAAATCCTAATTGAGTTAGTCTCATACAATCTGAATAACCCTCTACGACAATTATGTAATCTTCATCCTTTGTGTGATCTTGATTATACAAGTAAACCTCTTTCCGAAAATCTACTGAATTGACTGTTATCCTCTCCGGAAAATCTTTTCGCTTTTGGAAACCTACTAACTCACCATTACTATAAAATGGAATTATTACCCATCCATCGTCCGTAACTCCTAACCGAAATATCCGTAACGTCTCTGTGGTGAACCCTCTATCTAAGAATATCTGTGGAGGTTTTTCCTCCCACATTATATCCAACTCAAAGTGTTTAGTTTTCTTCTTGTACTCTGTCAGCTTTACTAACTTTACAGCCTCGAAATAATTTACTCCAAAATGAGTAGTCAGTAGTTTTATGAGACTTCCTTTAGCTCCGCAACTGAAACAGTGATACGCTCCAATATCGGGTGACATGAAAAAGGACATCTGCCCATCCCCTTTCTTATGGTTGTCTCTAAACGGACACATCATTCGTATCTGTCCTTTGTTGACCTCCTTTGGACTATACTCCCTCAGTATTGTTAGTAACTCCTTTTCTTCTGATTTCTTCCTTGGCATCTTCTATGACTTTTGATAGTTGACTAGACTGCTTTGTATTTTTATTTACTGCCTCCGAAAAACTCCCCATAGAATCCTTTACGTCTTTAGCCGACCTATCTATGGAGGGTAAACTTCTTCTAAACAATTCCACTGACTCCCGCAATTTTATTAGGAACCTAGTGTTATTTACAACCGCATTAAATACTCTCAAAACTCCTAGAGTTCCAATTAAAAACAGTACTATAAACGCTCTTAGGTAAAAGAAAATCTCTCTTTCTCCTCCCTCAATCAGAGGTTTAAAAACCCAGTATAGTGGGAATAGCCCTACTAATACGATTATCGCTATAAAATACTTAGTACCCATAATTCTATACCTCGATTTAGTTTTCTTGAAATTACTCTCTTAAAGTCCTCCACATAGTGGGACATCTCAAATCGTTTATCTTTTACAGTGTCCTTAAAAATCTCCAATAATTTTTCCGGAGATTTTTTGGTGTCGTTAAAGAAAGCCTTTGCTCCAGTCTCGCACTCGTAGATACTTTTATCTCCGACTACAAACTTAACTCCTTGGTAAACGAAAGAACTCTTGTAAGGAATTTCCACTTCCCTAATTTCTTCATCGTATCCAATTAGTATGCTTTTTATAGTGCCTTTTTCTTTTACTAATGTTATATCCATAAGAAAGTGTTTAAAGGTAATACTTCTCGGTTTCTTTTATTTAGATTGGTTTGTGTCTGTACTAATTTATTACCAATGACTGTAGCCAAATGTAGTCTCTTAGCTTCTAACAATCCTACCGCTTTTATGTACGCCTCCTCCACGGTCTCGTAACAATAATCTAGGATACTATTACCTGTGGAACTCTCGCTTACCATAAAATAGTCCGGATATGTTATGTCTTGATGAATAATAAATCTTCTTTTGTAAGCGTCAAAATATCCTACTATGAATACATCCTCCGTTTTTAGGTTGGTTAACATGACTGTGCCCATTCCCTCTGCGTAAACTAGCTCTGAGAAGTCGCTAATAATCGGTTTTTCGTTCAGGTTCTTCATGCTCTGTTGGTAATGTTATTGAATGACAAACATTTTCTAAATCATTTTGGAACATAAGGACAGTTCCAGCTTTTACACGTCTTCCCTTAGCTACTTCCATCCCAACTAAATCGTGGAATTTCATATCCGGGTCTTGGAACATTCTCATTGCTATGTCCGAATCTTGTACATAGGAATTTGAGTACGCAAAATCATCTTGACTATCTGCTGCCGTTTTAGAACCTCCTTTACCTGCCCCTCTTTTTAACTGGGTGGTATTTATGATAGGAACTTTAAACGCCTTTGCTACCCGTTTTAAATTTCTAGTCACGTACACAATCTTTTCCCATCCCTCTGCCATTTTTGGTTCCATCAAATAAGAACCGTCTATAAAAACTACTGACGGCTTGTACATACCTATGTGGGTAGTGAGGTCTTCTATTGTTTGACAGCTTTCAAGTATTCTAATTTTGGACCTGTTTTCCTTTAAGGAATCTAGCCCTTTATAATAGCGTAACTTTTCTCGCTCGGTTAATTTTCCAGACAAAAATCTCTCGTATGGTAGTTTGAAAGTTAAACAGTCTATACGTTCTTTGATTTCCTCCTCTCCCATTTCGTTTGAAATAAAGAGTATCTCTCCGAAAGTATCTCCCATTAACTCCCTCTCCTTTAGTACTTTATCCAAAAGAAACGCCAAATAAACTAGGTACCACGTGTTATGGGTAACTGTAAAATCCGCGAGACAGAATAAGTGGTCTCCGTCTATAGTGAACCCATAGTAAGTATCTACGACATCCTTTTCTACGGTAACACCTGTATGGTTAGCGTTTTTTATTTGTTTTCTCTCTGAAGCTTTCTTTCTAGGTATCCTAGTAGGTATTTCGTCCGTGTTGCCATATATATTAGCCTTATAATACAGTACTCCATTTACCAGTTTAATACTAGTAGAAACGGCTAACCCTAGAGTACGACATAGTAACACTAAATTCTCGTGTAACTCTTTCAATTTGAAAGTAACCTCGAAAGAGTTCTGCCCCAAGTATCCATCAGAGTCTATTAACCCTGCTAAAAGCTGAAGTCTATTCTCTCTGGAGGTTTTTATGTACTCCATAGGGATATGTTTTCTACCTGTATGTTTTTTATACCTACCCTTTATAAGTTTTAGAGAATCCATAATTTCACGTAGTCTCCCACAACCTTTCATCCTATAGATTATAGGTGAACTAGGGCAATTTTCAAAACTACCTCCAAAGCTCTCCGCATATTTAGCGCAGTAATCCAATATCTCAGAATCTATGTTAGTGATACATAATTCTCTTGAGTGCCCATCGCCTAACCATATACCTAGGAAATAGGGGTCTATCTCTAAGGTACTATCCGGAAACTCCATCCCAAAAGATTTGTACCCCTTTGCTGCCTTTTTAAAACTTTTTGGCCTCGTTAGGTACTCTCTTACAGAGAGGTTTTCCGTACTCCAAGTAGTCTCACAACTTTGGTACACCCTCTTACCATTTATAGTAGCCCTATGCGCCTTTGTCTTAGGGACTCTTAATGATAGAATATGGCTTTCGTTGACTCTATAATCCTCCCCCCTTACTTGTCTCACCCAGTACATTTGTTCTGTACCCGTAGCCACGTTAAGGACGTTTCTTACGTTACCATCTGGACCCATTAGTCTATCCCCTACCACTACATCCTCTACGTTTTTAGTGGTTAAGTCGTACATGAGTACTTTAGTTCCTTTACCTAGACATTTGCCCTGCCCTGCACGACCTCCTATTGTTATTAGGTCTTGTTTACGATAGCCGTAGAAAGTAGAGTCCATTACTTCTGAACCCATACTTAGATATGTAACCCCACGGGATTTCATTCTATCCTCGTACTCCGATTTTCTTAGATCTATATCATCCGAATAAAGTACATCTTTACTCTCTACGGAATCTACCATTAACTCCGAAACTACTTCCTGCAGTTCTGATAGTTTACCTCTTGGGTCTTTTTCTATCCCACGTACTAACTTTGGGATTTTATCCGACAATGTGGCGAATATAAATCGCTCTTTTACTTTGTTTAAGTAATACGTAGGTCTAGCATCGACACTCTCTGGTAATTTGAATTTTTCGCAAAAAGTTTTTACTCCTACAAGTTCACCATAGTCCTTATAGTAATCATGTACGAAATTATGCTGTAATAACTCTTCTCCATCGAGCCATTTTCTCTGTATCTTGGAGAAATTCTTTCCATCCTTTTTAGACAGACACGCTACGAATAATTGTTCTGCTACTGTCATTAGGTAAATCTTAATTTATTTTCACTAAGGATTTTTCTCCTATAATCGTCTCCCTTTACAAGTACTGGAATTACCCCCTCTCTAAGTAGTGAAGCTACGTCTTCAGAGAATACATCTTTTACGAATTTTGGGTCCGTGTTTGAAGCGAACCAAATGGGTTTACACATCTGCACTCTATACCTAATTACGGATTCCATAACTCTCTTTACTAAGTCTGGTAGGTATTTTGGTTTCCCATTTTCGTCCACATTTTTACCGAACTCGTCTATGCCCAAAAAGTCTATAGTTCGGAGGATTCTATCTAGTTCTACTTTTTCCTCCTCTGAATACCATGAAGATGTAAACTTATCCACTATTTCGTCCATAGTGTACACTCTTACCCGGTATTTTTCTGAGATTAATTGGATGAAAGCCGTATTCATTAAGTGGGATTTTCCTGTACCGTTTGCTCCCCATAGATACAAACCTACTCCTCTATCTAAAGCCTCCTTAGATTTACCTAGATACTCGTTTACAGATTTTAATGCCTGTTTATCATTTCGATACTCTGCTAGAGTTTTCTTGTGCCACGATTTTTTTATGCCACAAGAAATGTAGTAATCCTCTGTTTTGCCCATAATTAAAAATCCTCCGACTCTGTTAGTTCTTCCCTCATGTACTCTTTACTTCCATCGGGTCTTGTTAGTTTAGCCAAAACTTCATCCTTTACGAATGCTACATTTACTAACGTAGGAAGCCCATTTCTGTAATCATGGTAGTTTAAGACAGCCTCCACCATAATAGAAAATAACGTAGTTCTATCAAAAGCCTTTAACATATTGTTAGTTTGGTAATACTCTACTTTATTTCTAATGATATACTGCTCCCCTCCTGTGTATAACTCGTACAGTATTCCGTGTAACTCCGTAAATTTTTGTGGTTGCCAATTTTCTACTCCGTCATCCAATAAATCTTGAAACTCTTTGTGTAGATATTTAGCTCTTGATTTGGCCAATGTGGATTTGTGTTTACCATACTCCTTTATTTGAGTCATTACTTTTTCCACCGCTTTATCCACTAAAGGGCTTTCTAGCTCGAACGGAAAAAACTTTCTGCCTCTTAGTTCACCTACATAAACGGTATCCGAGTCCTCGAAACCGAAGAGGATTAACCCCTCCGATTCCAATTCTTCTAAAGCCTCGTCAAATAGATTATTTTTTGGACTACTACTAAAATCTCCCCACAAGTCTTTTAGGTGGGATACATCTTTACTATACTTTACATACCTAGAACCGTCTTCCATTTCCTCTGCCACGGTATCTGACAACAATGTACAATACAATAAATACTTTAGCTGTACTAACCCCAATATGGGCATTTCCTTTCTTAACCTATTTAAGATATTCATAATTACTCTGTGATTTCTTTAACTTGAATTTCCAACTCTCCGGTAACTAAATCATCGGCTATCTCTAAAGCCGTTTGTACAGCTCCTTTGTATAAATGTGGATTTTCCAATGGTAGAGAAACACCAACGGTTATTTTCGCACTCTCGTAATTCCCCAAATTTTTAGTTAGGGATTTCTCGTAGTAAATATAACCTTTCTCTGCTAAATCCTTTGGAGCTAATTCCTCTGGACTATCCGACTTCTTCGTCTTTACTGGTGGCATGATCTACTTCTTTTTTAAATAGTTTATTAATCTCTACAATCAAGTTGTCTGAGGGTCTCCTTGCTCCATCGAATTTATTTACTATGGGAACTAACCCCTTAGCCAACCTTATTGGGTAATATCTTACCCCATTGGATACTAGTGGTGCTGAGGGAAAGATACCTTTCTTTTCGTAACTTAATATAGAGTCCTTTGATTTACCTACTATTAAGGCAAGACCTGCTATTGTTACAGCCTCTATTAGTTTACCATTTACGGTAAGTCTAAAGATATGTTTTGCCCTCCTCATAGTTAGTCAATTTTTACAGAAAACACTTTGGACACTTTCTCCTCGAAAAGTTCTTCAACAACTTCTATCGGAATTTTTCCGGCTTCGTACATTGACTCGAAAACGTCCTCTCTGAATACGAGAACACTTTCCAGACATTCCTTCAACCCGTGTTTTTGAAGAATCTCCTCGTAGGTTGGAACCATTGTCTTTGACACTCGATTGCTGTGTAGAATGTTCACCTGTTTACCTGCGTGGGTAACAGAAACCATTTCCCCTTTTTCCCAAGGCTTACCATTGGTTTTTAGGTACTCTTCCAAAGACTTCCTAGTGTTCTCCAAACCTTTCTTCAGTTCTTTCTCGGAGTCTTTTAATTTTAGGTAGCTGATACCCAATAACGCTATCTCTTCTTGAGATAACTCACCCTTATTTTTCTTTACTGGTGGCATAAATTTTAGGTTAAAAATGGGAGTCCTTTATTTAAGAACCCCCATTCTAGTTATTTACTTATTTCCTGTGATTAGCCCAAGAACTTAATCTTAGTGTTGTTGTCATCCAACTCGTAGGAAGTTTCGTCTGTGTAAAGAACGGTAACTTCATCACCATCTACGGACTCTACTACACCTGTGAACCACTCTTCTTCTTCCTCCCAATAAACAGATACTTTGTCTCCCTCTTCAAGGTCTTCTTTGGCTACGACTTTACCCGCTTTTTTAGTGGATTTTGCTGTCTCCTTTTTGGCTTCTCCCTTTGAGGGTTTGGCTGCCTTTTTGGTTTTTCCCTCCAAAAGATTTACGATATTTTCAGCTACCGCTTTTACATCCGCACTGGCATCATCATCGAAACCATCCAAAATGTCTCCAAGTTTATCCGCATCGAAACCGTCTTCTCCCATCGCCGTAACTTTCGCTATGAATTTTTTACGTGCCAACTCACCTGCTTCGTACGCTTCCAATAGTTCTACCACGTCAGAAACTTTTGAACTTTCTTTTGGTGACTCTTGTTCGTCGTCATCGTCGTCATCGTCCTCTTCAGAACTTCCTGCTGATGTTGGTGCGTTCAAGATTAGTAGGCGGAGTTTTTTGTTGGTGTTTTTACCCTCAGTGTCATCGGGGTCGATTCCCAAGCCTTTTAGGATTTTGGTTAACTCCTTAACGTCTTTTTCCATCAGCTCCTCTTCTGTGTAGGTAGCTACTTTTTTGGTAGGCTCTTCCTTAGCTGTCTTCTTAGACGTTTTTTCTTCTGAGGTTGAAACTGATTCCTCTTTTGCTACTGTCGATTTTTTGAGGGGCTCGTCGTTGGTTGTAAAACTTCCTAGAGACATTACGGGCAAAAAGATTTTCCCATTGTGTTGAATAGCTTCAACTTCTACGTTTGCTGCAAACTGTGCTACGATACTAGCCACTGGCTTAATTTTTCCTTCAGTCATACGATTTTAATTTAAAAGTGATTATTTGTTTGTGTTAATTTGAATGAGGTTTAAATATAATAAAAGTTTTTGAAACTTCCAAATAGTTCATTTAGAGCTACTTACAAAGTCTCGTTAACTGTTACAATAGCATGGTCTGGCCCATACTCTGTGAATAGACTTGTACCCACAGTAATTGGGTACGCCTCAAAGGTCTGTCCATCCGGAATTGTCTCCTCTATACGTCTCATTACTGTCTCGTAGTTAGCCGTAATTTTAAAAACATACCCTACTGGCTTAGTTAGTAGCTCTACGTATTGAGCCTCTGCCGTATTTTTATCGAAATATAGTCTCATACGTAATTTATAAAGTTAAACGCTTTTCTGTGTATAATGTAACCCGGATTCCTAGAACAGTTTACAGCCTCTTGCTCGAAACAAGTTTTCTCTCTGTACTTCTGTAAGGGTAGTACTCTGCGATTTTTAATTACGTCCTCAGTAATAACTCTTGCCATATCCAATAAATACAAATAGCTAGGTATAAATGGAAGCATCACGAGGTACGAAAAACTCTGATAGTAAATACATCCCATTAATAAAGGAATACCAAATAGTAGTATTGTCTCCAACTGTTGCTTAGCATGTATTCTCTCGTGGTTAAGTACATCGATAGCTTTACCGATATTTATATCCCTCCTTACGAAAAAGAAAGGATACATAGCCCATGCCTGATACCATAACACTGGAACTACTATTGGAAAACCATTCATCAACCCACCGATAATAAAGTTCCATAGAGACGACAATTTGGCTGCCCATTTATGGTCGTATTCTATCCCCTTGTTATCTACATAGATTTCCCCCAAATTTTTGGTACCTCCTTTTCTGAGTAGGTATCTCCTTGTTCTCCTATTTTCGCTCATTCTCTTTTGGATCTACTAATTTATTTGTTCCGTCTATTATCTCTAAATCCTCATAATGCCCGAAAACTAAAAACGAGGCAAAGATGCTAATGAAAATTAGTAATAGATACCACGCTCCATGTAGGTGAGCCATTATAAATGGTGTAGCCCATACTACTGTAAAAAGAATTACTTTTGAGATTTCTCTGATTGCTTTCATGTGTTACTTGTTTTTAATAATTGTACTGCTTCTTTTATGGTTAACTCCTTTTTAAAGTCTCCGTTTATTTTTACAAAGGTTCTAGTCTTGGTATAAACGGAATACATTATCGGATTTGTATCTCTAAATATAAACGCCATTGGTTGTTTCTTACCCTCTTTAAGACGAGAAATTCTTCCCAACGCTTGTTCTGTGTCTTTCATAGGTAAGTGGATGAACATAGTGTCCAACCTATCAATGTCTAACCCCTCCTTGGCTAACTGTACTACTCCTAAGACTAATCTACACTCTTCTTGGATATACCTTTCTTCTTCCTCTGACCTCTTACCGTTTTCTGCTATTATTACCGCTGGCCTCCATTCCGCAAAATACTTACCCAATTTTTTTAAAGTATCCTTACGCTTGGACAACACTATGACCGTTCTTCCCGATTCTAGTGCCTTAGTAATAGCTGACATTAAAATTTTTAATCGTTTGGGGTGGTTATTAAGGAACGAATCCATAGTAGTGTAGGGAGTGTTCATCAATCTCCTGTGGAGTGTTCTGAATCTTCTAAGAGTAGTAACATTTATTTGTTTCTCCTCATAGCTATCCTCTATGTCTTTTATGAACCCTTTATTAAAATTTAGATACCCACCGATTTTTTCGTGTGGGATTTCTCTAAGAGACAAAAACTCCAAAAAGTCTTTACCTGCTTCCTCTATCGGTAATAGATAAGTAAATTCTATACCTGTCTTAATGGTGTACACAAAGGGTTTAGGGAATTTGTTTTCCATTTCTAGTAATTTACCAAAATGGAATCCTAAGATTTTATCCGCTTTATCTGCTCTCCTAAATGTTGCAGACAATGCTGTTCTACGTTTGGCTGGTAATAGATCTATAATCGGTAGGTAAGTTTCTGCTCCCACTCTATGTGCTTCATCAAGTACTGTATGACCTATATTTTTAAGTAAACCCTGTGGAAGTTCCCTCGCCAAAAAAAGTTCCATTACGATAATAGTGAAGTCCCTATCTAACGGAATTTGTTTATCAGTAGATTGGCAAATAAAAACGGTAGCATTTGTAGTGGCTTTGATAGCCTTAGCCCATTGGTTAGCCAAATAATATGTTGGGACTAAGACTAAGGTTTGCCTACCGATTCTATGAGATAGATAAATAGCCATGATAGTTTTACCATGACCACAAGGGACGTTAAAGATTAGCCCTGTCTCCTCTTCTATAACGATTTTGTTTTTCTCGAAAAATTCGCTTTGGTATTCTCTAGGGATTATTGTAGTGGTAAAAGATATTTTCCTACCTAGAGTAGTTTTATCTGTGTAGTCTTTGGTATCGAAGTAGTACCTTGGTACTTTATAAACACCTTTTACTGGAGCTTCTAAGAAACAGATATTTTGTGGTTCTTTTGAGAAGAATCTTTTTTTGCCGAAAGTTTTAGCTGCATTAAATTTCGGATTAGGTATTGACAAGTCTTTTGTCAACTTATCGACAGACGAACCCAATAGTATTATTTCTTCTTCCGTAACTTTTAAACAACTTGCTAACTCCATATCCTTGGCTGTGTCCGGACAATAAAACTTTTATATTTAAACTAATCTCTTATTATTAATATAATATATATAAGTATTATTGTCCGAGGGTTTCTTTTACCTAATCTATTTTCGCTAGTGAAATTCTAGTTTACTATTACGAAATAGACACATAGATACGAAAAAATTTTTACACTTCCAAATAGTTTATAACTCTATGGTTTATAGGGTATTAGAACAAACATTCATCTATAAAAATATCCACTGAATCACCCGGATTTGCACAGGTTACTTCAAATCTTTTATCCCCAGTGTTTACAATAGTTGGGAGTGGTGTTCCGCCAGCTCCATCGAGAGCCATAATCCTATGTGCCCTCCTATCTAGTGTGTAAGGGATAGTCTTAGCCACATCTAGGAATAAATATATATAGTACTTTTCTGCATCTGCCACTACTGTTGTAGCCTTAATTTTAGCGTAACCGTTAATGAGGATATTTGTCAAATTTCCTCTAGCTATACATTGGATACCACTATGCCAAAGTATTAAATTATCTACGTATCCTTTATTAGTTAAGTCGTCATTGTCTGAGGGGGTTGTATTTCTCTTTATATCCGAGAAAGTCTTCTCCCCATTAATAGTCAGGTCTCCTGATGTCCTTACAAAGTTATTAGTATTCTCCGTAGTTACTTTTTTATTTGTATCGAGAACCATAATACCGCTACTACTCTTGGGTAAATATACGCCCTCTCCGGCTGGTGCTTCAGAGTCTCCAGCTATATAAACATCTAATACATCCGTTCCTACTGGTGGTCCTATACCTAAAAATCTTCCTGTAATTTTCGGGATTACGTACGCTGCGAATTGAGATTTTCTCCAAAAATCGTAGAAAGAAACTGCCAATTTCCATATAGCCGTACTAAAAGAATCCGAGGCTATTGGTAGGGGAAACTCCGTCATGTCATCAAGTGTACCCGTATAGGAATCCCCACCTATTGCAGTGTCCCTAACCGTACTTATCTGGTTTAACTGAGCCTGTGAATATACTGCCAATGTTCTATCCTCTGCAATAGAGTAATAAGGATACGACATCCTTTGGCATAATTGTAATCTATGTACTATAAATAGCCCCACGTAACCTGATGGTATGTTTTGAAAAGGTTCTCCTATCGTCATTATGACTTGTTCCTCTTCATACACTATATGGTCTGCTGCATCTTTGATAGTTCCATCCGAAAATTTTGCCCCCGAAATTAAGTAATCCGGTGCATCTGTTGCTCTAGTATGTAGCACCTCCTTAGCTATCACTATGAAATTAACCTCTACACCAACCGCTAAGTTTTGAGTGCCTGAGAATACCTTTTGTGGGATAACAAATTGCGCCCCATTGTAGCTAACCAAAATATCTGAGATTGTTATATTACCCAGTACTAAATACTCCGCCCCTGCCAGTGGTGAATATTCTCCAGAGGCTACTTGAGTAGCGTTCTCCACAGTATAGGAAACTATCCCTCCACCGCCTATAAGCTTTGAGGTTCTTTGTACATCTGAAGTAGCTGAAGCCATAATATCCAAAGACCTGTTATAGTCTGGAGCTGTTACGAGGTTAGGGGAACCTCTGAAAATAGCTTTCTTAATTTTCTGTAATGCGTCATACGGTTTATTGTTAATTACTCCACTCATACAAAATAAGGATTTAATAAGTTATGATAATAAAAATCTGTTCTAGGGGTGAAAGTGAAAATATTCTGTACGTCTAATAACGGACAGAATGGTAGCCACTCTTTTATATTATTAATTAGAAATGCCTTGATAGCCGTTTCCTCTAATGGGTAGTTTCCGTCGAAAAATTTACTCTGTATTGAAATGCTAAGAATAGGAATATCTCCAAAATCTTCTGTCTCTGTTACCATAAACAGTTCTAAGTCATCCGTAGAATCCACGATAACACCTTGACGAATACTATCGAATAATAAATGGGAAGACCTACTATAAAAATCTGAATCATTTACGGCAACTAACCCTAGAGACATCACGCTACAAAAAAATTCTACCCCGATTTTACTTCCCTTTAGCCCCGTAAAAAATTCGGCGTTGAGAATAACCTGCTGCATTACCTGTACGGGAATATCATAGGGAAATTGGGGAAAACCTAGTTCAGCTAGGTACCTTAGTAATACTTTCTTATCCATACATAATAATGGATTCCACGTATTAAGAGCTGTACCTATAAGAGATTTCTCGTATTGGTACAACCCATCAAGTACATTTACCAAAGAAACCACATTGGGATTCTCGAATAATTTTTCTGGTATTCTCCTTTTAAACGACATCTATATTAATTGTAACGTCTGACTCATTGATAATTGAAAATATCTCCCTCTCTTGGATACTTAAATCTGTCATCTGAACATCTACACCATTTTCTCTAACTAGAAAATTCACGCTTCGAGTACCCTGTACAAGTGCCCTCAACTGTGTTTCCATGTATGAGGGCGAGAACCCTGCTCCATACTGTGCATTTCTTAGTGGCCCAGTTACATCTTTTAGTACTTCTATGATCTGACTTCTTACAGTATTTTGGTTATATCCGGAAAATATAATAACCTCTAAGGTCAAATGAGACCTACTAGGAAAACTACTACTCACCAATGGAATGTAAACAGTGCCTAAAACCTGTGGGTAATAGCCCAATAAAATTTTTGGTGTAAGGTTACTCTCTATCTCCGCAATTTCTAAAGCTGAGAGTTGTAATTGCCCTGAACTACTAATAGCCACATAGGTTAAATCTCTTCCCTCTATGACTACCTTTGTTTTTTTGACAAAAGAATTTTCTAAGATGTTAGCCTCACAAGCTACCTCATTGTAACAAGTACGTTTACTTCTAAAATATGTTGGGGCTTTTTGTTTTATACTGTTAAGAGATTCCGCAGTACTTCCTCCAGTTGCCGAAGATAGCATTACTACCCCCGTAGCCTTTCTACCGTCGTTACTTTCCGACACACTACAAGATTGAATATCTGTATTAGCCACGTCTCCAACACAAGTTCTATAAGTTATCTGAATAGGTGTTCCGATTGTAGGATATGCTCCGAACTCCCCATTACCGAAAAATACAGTGGCTCTACCATCTTCTTCAGGTATTACTATGTAATGAGTACTTTCTGCTGAAGATTCCCCAAAGTTACCCACCCTAGACCATACCACATCATTGACTACCACCGCCAAACTATCCACGGAAATATTCTTATTGAACATCACCACTTGGTAGCCATTAAAAGTGTATTCTTCTGATTGGATTTCTCCCTCTTTTAGAGTTATTGTTTGGGCTGTCTCGCTACTTTGTACCACGGTAAAATCTGAATCATTTACGAAGATATTACCTCCTACCGAAACTTTTAGTGTTCCCCGTCTATACAAGAAATTAGCCTGTCCAGCTTCGAATGTTACAGAAAATTCGGCTGAAGAACCTGTATATATTTTTGGTGAGTATCCAAATGTCGAGGATTTAGTAAAAGCATTACTATACCTCTTGGTCTTTAATAAGTTACCCTCGTTACCGTGAGCGTTTATGTACCAAAAGTTTTTTTCCGCAAATAAAGCCATGAGTTCCACTAAGAACTCACCAAAGTCTGATTTACTTCTATCCTGCCACTCTGGAAATAAACTGTCGGCTAGTAGATGCGCCTTTTCCACCATCTGAATCATAGTAACATCGCTTACTAAGTCTTCATCGGGAATAATAATGTACTTTGAATACTTGTACAATTTGTCCAAAGTACTCAAGGGTAGTAACGATAGCTCGTTTAGTAATTCTTGTTTTTCCATTACACAAAGATAACTGATTTCACTTTATTATTTGTATCATCCACCGATACATATTCTAATTTAACTACCGTAGTAGTTCTGTCCGTAGGGAAAATACCTATGTCCACGCTTAATAATTCTACTGATGGTACGTATTTCTCTACTCCCGTTTTTATGTTATTCTGAATGATACTCTTGCTGACTACTAAAAAACTTGTGGGCTTTTGAATCAGGTTATTAAAGTTACCTCCAAAATCCGGTAGATAGATTCTCTTTCTATCGAAGACAGAAAAAAACCATATAGAGTCAGTGGATTTCTCCACTCCTGTTGACAACTGGAATTTACCATTGTCCAAATTAAATCTTGTTGATAACCCTTTCATATCATGTTAATTTTGCTGGTGCGCCTGTTACTATAAGTACTTGTCCGGGGGCTGTTGTTACAGACCCAGCCACATTAGTTGGACCTACTAGTACATCCGCTGTTTTCAAGTACTTATCTACCTCTGTACAGATTACTTCCGCCAATTTTTCGGTTACTTTATCTATTGTGAAAGTAGTTTCCGACCCCTCTTGTGAAGCCTCCTCACTTAACTGTTGGAAAGCTGTTGATAAGCTATTCTTCATAGCTTCTTTGAACGTACCTATTACTAGTGGCATACTATATGGTTATTGAATTAATACTCTCCTTGATTTTATCCAAATTTGTTTTTAGGTCTCCTAATTTAGTCAGGGTATCCGGCATAAAAGGCTGTGGACCTATTGAAGTAGCCACCTTGGCTTCTTGTAGAGCCTGTGTCAGTTCTGTGCAAGCCTTTAAAAGTTGTTCAAAGATATTAAATTCCGTTGAAGATGCCCCTGCAACTGGATAAAATCCTATCAAAACTGGTGTAGGGGATATAGTCTCCTCTGTAAGTATAACCGCTAAGAATTTATCCTTGTTATCCGTAATCCATTTTTCTGATGGAAGAGGTGCCGCTGGATTGCTTATTACAATAGGTAATACAAATTCAAATCCTGTACGAGATTTAACTCTTACAGTATTCTTTGGCTCACTCCCTATGATTTTAAAAAATTCCCACATACTACATGATTAAGTCTAGTTCCGTGGTAGCTCCATCTACCCCCCAAATATGTTTAAGCCCTCTTAGAAAATACTTTCCTATGGTGTCATTAGAGGAATACCTTAGAATACCTCTTACTGAATAATACCTCTGCGATTTTATATCCAAATCCTGATTGACTGTTGCCGTAAGAAAAATTCCGTAGAAAGCCTTATCGAATACAGCCACATTTTCATCCGTTAGTTTCGTAGTCTTGTAGTAGTACCTAGTACAAGTAGGGTCATCTTTCGTAATATCGTCATCGTAACTCCATCGCTCTAGTCCTCCCCCATTTCTTATTTGTCTAGCTAGTGTAGGGTTTGTCTTCTCCACTTGCTTAACTCTATCTTCATCCAATGTTAGTAAATACCTATAAGACTTATTTGTCTTTGGGTCTTTCATAGTCATCATAAGTGTATCCACATACTCCCCCGTTTTTTTATCGAAGTACTGAGCTGACCTAGACACTGCGTAAGCCATTGAAATATCCTCTGTTAAGGAAACGTTCCTAATTATTCTAGGTCTTGACCACACAGCTTCCTTTTCTCTATGAATTTCACTCTCCTTTAGATTTCCTATTGAGATTTCTCCCTGTCTTGGGTATAAGAAACTAATCTTATTACTTACAAGTCCCGAAGATTCCTTTACTGCTTCTACTTTATCTACGAAGTAAAGCTCCTCTCTTGTACCGTTAGTTTCCGTCCATAGGTAACAAGAGTAAGCATCTGCCAATTCGCTTAAAAATGCCCAATCAGATAAACCATTTTGTGACCTAACATTATCCTCTGTAAATGTTTGTAGTCTCTTCTCTACTTCAGGTATTTTTATATTGCCGATAAACATACCATTTTCATCCGCGATTCCTTTTACTATATCTGTTAGTGTGATACTAGTTTTTCCTTTACAGAACTTTCTCTGACTGTTCTTATCAGGGTAATTAAAAAATCGGGTATTGTCTTTTCCCATTTTTACAAACCCATAAGACATAGCTTCTACACTAAACTGGACAACTCCATCATCTGGAAACATAGTTCTAATACGAGTAATAGTGCCTGAGAATACTTTTCTAGTACCTCCACCGTTCTCGTCATAGTAGCCACCGTATAAGATAACGGATTGTCCCATGCCAAACTGTCTTAGTAAGACATCTGCATCTTTCCCTATGGTAAAAGAAAGTGTGTTCAATAGACTAGCTTGTTCCTCGTAGATTACATCACCCACGATTACTTTCTCCACGTCCATGTACCTATTAGAATCCGAATCCGAACTATTGCTATCTGTACTTTTTGGGGTCATCCCCATCTTATATACCCGGATTTTAAAACTGGGCTGTAGTGGGCTTATCATAATGGCTGTACCTCCGTATCTCTAAGTAAAATTTTTGGTAATAGGATTACGTCACCTGCTTTCCATTCATCTAAATCTCTCAACATATTTATATCGGCTATGTACGTCCAAAAATCGTCATAGTCCTTACCGAATAATTTTGCTGCTAAAGTGTAAACATCCTCCTGTGCTTTTAGAGTGTACTCCTCTACCTCTAAAGCTACACTAGATTCTTTTATCTGATAGTGCCCAATTTTTCCTCCAAGAAACTCTTTGACCACCCTCTCTTTTGCGTAGAATAATGGATTTATCATTGTTTGATTTTTCTTACAGTGTTAATAAATTGGTAAACAGCGAACTCTATGTCCACTGTGGCTCTTATAGGGGTCAAGTCCTTATCGAATAGTGTATAGTTAGCTGGGGCTCTTTTAATAACTCCCTCTAAATAAAAAGGTCCGTAAGCGAATACCACCGTAGCTGGAGGTCTGAACTGTTCTAACTCCATAAACCCTCCCTCCGCAAAATTAGGTCTCCCTTTTTTTGATGCTGGATACATAAAGGACTGTAAAAATTCTACCTCGTCCAATACTCCTCTCTCACTAATCCTAGTTAAAGAAAATGCGCCGGAATTAGAATACTGTACAGATGGAGGTGTCAATGACCTATCAGATAAAACTGGAATAGGATACCTAGGGTCTAAAGTAGGATTATTACTTCCATTCTGATGCTTCACCACCTTACCATCTAGTAACGGTAATTTTGATTCCTTATGGTTTCTCCTTTCCGGCCCAAAATGAGCTGTATGACTTTGGGGGGTGTTATCCAAAAACAACTGAAAGGACATTACCCTTTCACCACCTCCTGTCCAGATATAGTCCTCGTATGATACACCCGTGTAATTTCTAGTAGTATAGTTTACCGTTTTGTCGTCCGACAAAGTTTGTGGGTTGAATTGAAACACATACCCCTTACTTAAATCATCCACATCGTCCTTGGCTATGATTACACCTCTTGACTTTGTGGTCTTAGTAATTTCTGCGTATTCCCCTCCCTCCGTAGCCTTTAATGGGGCTGAAGCACCCGGATTAAAAAAGGATTGGAATTTTTCCGCTCCGATTCTAGCCCCGGTGTTTATTGGATGCATTACGTCTAGTATCATGTTCTACCCTTTCTTATATTTTCTGTTCTAGTAACCTCTTGAAGTACCTCTCTAATTTTCTTAGCCATTTTATTTTCGTCCCAACCGTCCGCTTTATTTACATTTATCACCACTGCTCCGGGTTGTACCGTTACATTACTAGTGTTATTTGTAGCTTGCTCCGATTTTCCAGTATTACCAAACGCTGCGGTTACCTCCTGTTGAGGTGTTGACTGTTTCTTAGCCTCCGTTGCCGATTTAATTGGTACCGTTCCATTAGGTGATTGTGGCTTTGGAGTAGGTTGTTTTCCCATCCAGTAGTCAGTATTAGCGTTTACTTTGTCTGCTTCTGCGTTTATGTAATCGCTACCTTTGTTTACAAAACTAGATGCTAAATCGTAGAATTTGGCGAAAAAATCGAAAACACTTGTAAAGCTAGAAAAGAATTTGGACATAGGGTCAAAGAAATTCTCTTTTAACCATTTAACGGCTGAAGAATTTTTAATACTGTCCCATACTTTGGATATTCCCTCTGATAGTTTATCCCACCATCCGCCTTTTCCGCCTCCTAGTGAATTGTAAAGTGCCTCTCCTATAAGACTACCTAGTTGTTTAAATTCTCTCCATGCGTCGGAGATCCATGTTTTTAATCCTACCCACGCTTGTACGAATCCATTTTTAATATTAGCCCAAAGTAAATTAAAAACCGCCCCCAAAAATTTAACTAGTGACCAAATAAATCCGAATAAGGACTTTAACGCCTTACCGAAGTCCTTTATGTTTTGGTTTACTGTATTTCTAAACCACTCCCATTTATAGTACAATACTACAATAGCCGCTACTGCTAGTAGTATCCATCCAGCCACAGGAATAGCCGCTAACGCTGCGCTAATCGCCGGTAAACTAGCCGTGAACACTCCTACAAATAAATCCGCAAGGGCTGTCCCCATAGCTGTAAAAAATCCGGGTAAGGCTAATGTGAAGAAATCCATTACTCCGTTGAGTATTCCAAATAGTAAATGTCTTATATTACTAATCCCTAAAGCTCTTAGTAGTTGTCTGCTGGACGCACTAGATAACGCTCTCATAGATAATGCGTCCACAATCATAGTACCTAGTCCTCTTCTTGTTACAAGTCTTATTAGGTTCATAAATTCTCTACGGTACCTAATTACTGAACCTATTGCGTCTTTACTAATTGACCAACCCAATTTTAATCCCATGTAAGATAGGATTAACGCTGCGATTGTTTTTATCGCCGTTTTATGTTCTCTAAGAAAATTCAGAATATGATTTTTCCAAAACTCCAATCTTACAATCATCGCATAGGTTCTCTCTTGAAAATCGGATTGGAGAATATCAAGGTGCCCAAATAATTTTTTAAATTGATGTCCTACCCATAGAGACACATTGCCTACTTGCCTGAATACCCATCCAAGTACTTTACCTATTACGAATCCCGCTCTTTTTATCATCTCCACATTACGACTAAACGCCTCTGCTAATCTTTTTAGCGTTCCAGTTATTTGCCCGTAAAGTCCCGTAGGGTCTTTGGGGTCTCCCATAACCGCTTTAAGGAAACTTTCCCAAACTCCCTTTAGACGTACGAGCTGGTCTTCCATGGTCTCGAAGTCATTCTTAATCATGGACAAGATACCTTTATGATTTTTAAGAAACGACATTACAGCCTGTTCCCTCATTACGGTATTTGCCTCATACTTATCGAACATTCTAGCCGCCCTTTGTGTCATAACCCCCATAGAGATTAATCCCTGCATGTTACCTGATATGGCTGAAGCTACTGCTCCAGACATTGAGGTAAAATCTGTTCCCATAGCGTGGGCTGTTTTACTTAGGAACTCGAAATTTTTCTGAACATCTACTCCCACAGACCTTAACTGGTTCATCCCATTTAGTTGGTCTTTCATGGAAAACGTAGTCATCCCTTGTAATAGTCTGTCTTGTGCCTCCTGCATACTTTGGATAGTTTTTAAGTACCCTCCGAAATATACTGCCTCCATCTTGAGCGTTTTTACATACTCCTTAGAAAATGTATTAATTGCGTACATAGCTGAAGCTAGGGATAAAGATACCCCTGCTAGTCTAGTAACACTTGCTATCGCTTGCTGTGAGATAGCTATACCGAAATCGTATGTAAATTGTGAAGCTTCACTCATAGTGTATTATTTTTTGAGTTCTCCATATCTTTCTGTTCCTTTTTAATCATTTCCAGTTCTATATTGAAAAACTCGTCCAACTCTTCAGAATCCATAGACATCAATGTATGGTAATCCTGTCTGAGTCTTTTCATTAATAAATAAACTTTTGACGTTAAACTATTTCCTTGTTCTTCCTCTGAATACTCTTTCGGAATAAAAAGAATATCCTTCTGTAAAGCCCATTGGGTAAACATAGGATATTCTTTCCACCAAAAATTGTAGTCGCTGGGGTTTAACGTCATTCCGAAAAAAAATTGCTGGCTTCCATAATCATTGGAATGTCCAACTGTCTATCACATCCACATGGCTCGTAATAAGCAAATGGGAGTGTAGGTAAATGCTCTTGAAGAGCCGTACGAATACTTCTTAGATCCACACCTGACAAGTACTCGTTGAATATCTTTAGTCCATAGTAGGTAAAAAATTCGGTAGGTAATGTTCCTACTACTTCACCATCTACTACTTCATCAATAGAGACTAAACAGTCCATAGCTACTCTACGCCAAAATCCAATACTGTCAGAAAAATACGCCTCGTTTTTGATAGCGTCCTCTAGTAGTGGTTGTCTGAAAACAAACTTAGTGAATACAGTATCCGTTAATCCTGCATACTCTGGTTTATCAGAAATTTTTGGGATATGTACTGGCTGAAAACCATCACCTAATACGACCTCTATTTTTGAGTAATCCGTAATAGCCTCCATAGCCTCTTTTACTTCAGGTAAGAAGTCTATTTTGTCTAGGTCAATATCCACCATTAATTTTTTACCACAATACTTACACCCGATTTCTTGTTTAGGTATAAATGACACCCAACATCTTCGGTGTATCTCTACTAGGGCTGAATTTACGTCTGCTAGAGTTAGTTTTTTAATTACCATCGGGATTGTTACAACTCCATTTTGTTGGTAATCTTTACGACATTCTACCCCTACTTCGTACTCGCCAATACTTTTAATGGCTACTGACAAAATGTTACCCTGCCATGTAAATGGTTTCTCCGACAATTTTTTTACAAATACTTTCTCTGCAACTCCATTGGTCTTTAATAACTCTACGTTTTTGCTTACTTCTCCGTTTAGGTGTAATCCTACGGCTAATTCAAAATTTAGTTCTTTCATTTCTACTATGTTTGGGGTTGTTTAAAACTATGGAATAAGGACATAAAACGCTGATTTTAAGCAGGTTTTTAGACACTTTTAACATAGTTGAGTACATTTATACTACTTTGATACTTTTAAAGGAAAAATGGGAGGGTATAACCCCTCCCTTTTAATTATAGTGCCACTGGTACGATAGCCCAATCATCACAACTAGCTGTGTAGGTAGCCGTAAATTTTTCTGAACTAGCGGTATCGAAGTTAGGCATAGTAACACTGTGGAAAGCGAAGCCCTCGAATACTACTGTGAATACTTCTCTACCTTGGTGCATCTTGATAGCCGTAACTGGAAGTTTCAATCCTGTAGCCACCATTGTTGATACTAGTAACTCCATCGCTCTGTCAGTAGCATTCGCCTGATAAGAACGTGTTAGGGTCATTTCACCGAAATCTATAAGTTGGTCTGTGAACTTATATTTCTTGTTTGTACCCGCATCTACTACCTCAACAGTACCCGATTGTTTTTGTACGCCTGTGAGTGTCTCAAATAGACCATCACTGCCAATACCCGGAAATGGAATGTTCAAGTACCACCCATTTGCCACCATTATATCTTGTGGTTTTTTTGGTTTTGCCATGATTATTTTTCTGTTACTGTTAATACTCCGTCATTTCTGTTTAGGTTAATTTTAACCCCCTCTACTACTTCAGTAGGTATCCATTGAGCCTCGATGTTAAGGTCTTTTCTATCTTGGGTAGCTGGATTATTTGAACTATCACAGATACCTACAAAAGCCTCCTCGAAAGGAACTGATGTTTCCAATGCTCCATTGTCGTATTCCAATTTGAAGAATGATCTTAGGTTAACAAGAGCCTCTCTACGCAATTCCACGGTATTTGGTTTTTGCTCCAAATACTTAAACAAGTTGGTCAACTGTCTAATGTAGAAAGATGTTTGTTGTCTAATATGAACACTTTGGTACAAACTATTTGTAGAGTAAGTCCTAGAAGTGCCTACATAGAATCCTACGTTTTCCACACTCTGAATAATGTTACAAGTGAACTCTCTAACCACCTTGTTAATGGTAGATTGTTGTAAATTTTTCGGGTAAACATCTACGACTCTACTGAACATAGAATCTATACCTGCAGGTGGTATGTGAATATAGTTACCGTTGATATATGGAGTTCTAAGATACCCTGCGCCCAATACAGCCCCGATAGCCGGAATGAATTGTGAGTTACCTTGCGAATCCAATACTTTAACCCAACCCAAAATTCCGGTTAAGAAACTTTTGTCGGCTGTTTGTAATTCAATAGCGAATAACTCTGCTGTACCCTCGTCAGATACAAAAGGTAGGTTGATTAATCCAATAGCTACTTTTTTAGTTTGTACGTAGTCATTCATTACTTTTGCCATTGACAAAGAATGAAATTCTGTACAAGCCAATAACTGTACATCCACACCGTTAAAGGTAGCTAAACCTTTAGGCTCTGCTCCCTCTACTGGATAGAAATCTGATTCTACTACTGCTTCATCTGTACCACCTACTAGAGTTCCCTCATAGGTAACATCTAACCGTTTTTTCATTGTTGCTGCAGTTTCACCTACAAAGGCTTTACTTTTCAATACTGCATGAGTATCGTCTGTAATTGAATCCACAGTACCTACAATTTTATCGCCGAAATAAATTACGTTACCCGGTAGTAAACTAGTCAAGAAATCTGTCCCCACACCTACTAAGGTATTTGAGCTTGTAGAGCTGGTAATAGTACCATCCAAATCCGAAAAATTTAGTTTGGTAATTTCACCACTGAAATCCACAGATACATACTTACTAACTCTGTTTACAGAATCTTGGATAAGTGCCAATGTACTATCTGCGAAAGCCTCTACTTGTGATCCGTTTTTCAATACTTTAAAATAGAAAGCATCTTTTACCGCCGAACCAAAAGAGTAGAGAATTACTTTGATAGAATTTCCCCATGTGCCGGGGTCTTCTACACCGTGGTACGCCGCTCTTACATCCACAGTCTCACCACCTGAAAGTGTGATTACTTTTGATGCCACTGCCGAACCCTCTCCGACTACCCTAGACAAATAAAGGGTCACTGGTGCATTACCTGCTTCGTCAAAGATACTCTTAACTACGGCTGGTCCGTAAAAACTAGAGTTTGCCCCACCAAAAAGGACGTTGAACTCTTCCAATGAGGAAATTTTCACCGCCGTACCCGGAATACCTCTATTACTCTGTAAGAGTAGTCCGATATTTCTTTTTGAGGGTTCTTTAAATGGTGAAGCTCCGTTAGAAACTCCCTCCACTATTGATAATCCTACGTTGTTCATTAATTAATAATTTTTTTGTTTAACCCCTTATTTTATTAGAACGGTAAGTAGGATACCTAGTAGGACACCTCCCGAACCGTATAGAATCTTATTTATGTTGTTTGACGCTTCTTTCTTTACAATGGCATCCTTTAAATCGCCATTTATTTTTTCCACGCCTTTAAGTTTTTTGTTTAGCTCCTCGAAGCGTTCCTCCTGTTTTACTAGTCCTACCACTAAAACATTGTTTAGAGAATCTCCAGTAATTAAGAGCCTTTTGTTTACCCTATTTACGGAGTCCATTTCTTCCATTCTGTTAAAGACTCTGTTTACTCTTACTACCGTTTTTTTATCTAGTACTACTACTGTATCCTTTCCGTCTAACTGAATCTTCGGATAACACTCTTGTGAAAAAATCGAGTTGATACTTCCAACTACCATTAACAATAACAGAATCCCTTTTTTCATACGCTTTACTGATTACTTTGACTTCTACTTTAATTTTTTCTTTTTTTGCCTTTAGTGTGTCCGCTAACACACTATTTCTCCTTATGTCGTTGGTCAACTCTACGATGTTATCGTTTGTGTCCTGAAGTTCCGAAATCCTTTGTCTTAACTCCCTAACCTCTTGACATTTCTTATTTATAAATACCCCCACAAATATACTTATAAATACCAAAATTCCTACTAATAAAATATACTTTTTCATTTTTTCTAGTCCTCCCAATACTTAGAATCTATCCAATAATCCAAATCTTTCCATACTCCCCCCGAAAGAATCCACCGTATCCCCTCACCATTTGATGAAAGCATCTTGATTAAACCCTGTTTTACATAGGTAGTAAAATCTCCCTCCATACGAGTAGGTACTCTTAGGTATCCAGATGGTTCTAGTCTGTGAGAACTACCTCCTAAATCTAGTTCCACCATAAAGTTTACGATAGACACTAAAAGAGTTTCTCCGTCATCTAATGTGATTGGTGCTACTGGAAAAGGTACAGCGTCCAAATCTTCTAAGGTTACTTTCTGAGTGAACACATTTATGTTCCTACCTGCCGAAATTATGTTGTCGGCTATGTCGGAAGATTTCACAAAGGTTCTGGCCAGAATAAAATTTCTGACTTCCTCCTCGTACCCGGATGGGTCTATTATCGTAAATCCACAGAGTACCATTACTATTTTACTATTAAGCCCAAACCTTTTGGAATTGTAGTGTCCTTTGGAACACTCATGCTTTCTCCCCTACTTAATGGAAACACTTTTCCATCTACTACTATCTCTACTTTTCCTGTCCCCGTATTTTTTACGGTGATATTTTCTACGACAATTTTTCTCTGTTTTTTCATACCTCTGATGCCTTTAGTATTATGTTTGTGATAACGTCAACCTCTTTTGGTTCATGTAGGTCAACCCATACGCTTAACTTGAACTCATAGTTTACTTCCTGTACACCATCCATTCTAGGAATGTCCGTTGGTGATACCTTAATAGGAATTACTTCTCCTACTTCGTTATCTCCAGTGAGTCTTTTGTCCAGTAGTAAATACGTTTCAAAAAGAAATTTGCGGGTGAATAATTCCTTTAGAGCCGTAATCTCAAAATAGCTCTTAGAAGCTATACTAACATCATAGGAAAATTCCATCCACACTGGTCTCCTGTAAACTCTAGCTTGTGTACCGTCTAAAGAAATTCCGTCAGAATACTCCTTATAGTCTATGAACCATTCAGGTTTTACAGTAGGTACATGGTCATACACTGTAATACATGGGTACTTCACAGTCTCAGATTCCACAAAGTCTTTACCTGACTTTCTAGCATAGACAAAAGGGACAGCTACCACTACCCCTCCATCTACAGTTATCTCGATATTATTGAATACCTTGAAAAACTCCTCGTTTACTTTTGACAATGAATTGAACATCCTATTTTTTTCTCTTTAGAGATTCTCGAACTTTACTAGTTGCCTCCTCCCGATAATCTTTCCAAGTACTTCTCCATACTGGTCTAGGAGGAACTCCTCTATCTTTTATCCCATACTCATGGACAATGGCTAACTGTTTATTGGTTAACGGTGAATCTTCTCTTACTTCGTCATTTACCGAAACTTTTGTACCCTCTCGATAAATAGCGTCTAGTAACTGCCCACTGTCCACTAATGGTATGTTAGACCCCTTTCTTTTTATTGTTTCCTGTTTTAGTGAGTACCCGTACTTGTTAGTCTCTATGTTACTTTTTACAGTATCCATAAATTCCTCTGCTACTTGTTCTCCAACTGATAAAAGTTCCTTGCGCATTTTTTTAGCGTCTGGAAGTTTCAACCCTTTTGGCTTCTTCAGAAAACTTTGTGGTAGTCTAGGGAATATCATCTTTGATGTGATTTTAGAACTGACTTATTTCTGCCCAGTTGTTTCATAGCTATCGCATAAGCTAGATTTTTATTTACACCCTTGTCCGATTTTTTCATTCCGGCCATAATGTCTGTGGCTCTTTTGTGAAACTCTACCGTGTGTTCTCCTTTACCTACTGGTCTGGATACTCCAGCTTCGTCATACATAGACATTATTTTAGCGTGTCTTTTGGCTTTGAACTCTGAACCTTTACTAGATCCACAATCCTTACCACGCATATAGGTTACACTCTTACCGCTTTTGGTTTTTCTCGTTACCTTGTGCCTTTTCATTTTTTACAAGACTTTTTAGCTTTCACAGCCTCCATTTCCTTGCCTTTGTTTTTACTGCTTCCGCAGCCTTTCTTAGAACCGCAACTTTTTGAGTGACTCTTTACAGTAGTTACCTTTCCACTTTTAGTGGTTCTTTTGTGAGATTTTACGGGTGCTTTCATAGCTAGTATTCGTTGTGTTGATAAAATTCGTACATATCTCTGTATATCGTTCCCGTAGAGACAGGCTTCTTGCCCATTTTTTCTACGTCCTCTACCTCGTTTTTATTCCGGAAATCCTTTGGGACTTCCGCCCTTACGATTTTCACGTTCTCCGCTCTTGGTATAACTCCCATAACTTAACCTCCTTTTAAATCGTCCTTTACAAATAATTGAACACCTATACAGCTATTGTATAGAGGTTCTAGGTATTCTATTTTCTGTATGACCTGTATTTTCCCTGCGAAATGTACTTTGGTCTTGTCCCAATCTAATACCTCTACGCCTAGTTTTTGTTTTAGACTTATTGGGGATAGGTAAACTACACCGTTCACTTCCTTTGGAAGACCATACTTTTCTCTAACCCTTATAGGAATTTCTCTTTCGTATAGGGCTGGAAAATTGTACAACTTTGTTTCTCTTGGTCTTTCCCCGACAAATTCAGCCATAAAAGAACTTGGAACAGTTCCGTCTATACTGACTATCTCTAAGGATACCTCAAAAGGAACGCTAAGGAGTTTTCGATAGAATACCTCTTGATAATGGCGAAAGCGTGAATGGGTAAGAATCATAATAACTTCTAAAATCTAAATCTCTGACTAACTCTACACTGCCCATGAACACATTATTCTTCCTCAACGAATAATCACCGAAATTTTCCTCTAGTAAACCTCTTAAATACATAAGAAGTTTATACCAAAATGAATATCTGTCTCCCCATGTGTTGTCTGAACCTACTCGATTGAAATCTTCTTGGAAATATCCCTCCGTTGGATTTTCTGAAATTGAAAAAACCGAACCTATTTGAACGGACGTAACTTCTGGACCCATTACAATACCTGAACCCATATAATCTGAACCGTCTGTGTAGGATTGACTAATTGCTCCTGCTGCATTCTCGTATAACCGTCTTTTATCTACTAACTGATAAGCAACCCAAATAGCCAAATGTTTTTCTGAGGGTCTTTTTAATTTCCCCACTATTGAATCTGTAACCTCTACGTCATTAAGTTGTAGTACCCTACAATAATACCAACTAATTGTTTCTAGTATCTCCTCGTCAGAGAAGAAAAATCTGCGATAAGCTGTAAATGGTGTATCAAGGGGTTTGTCTGCCTTTATTAATGCGCTGGTAGGTTCTGTACCTCTAAAGTATGGAGTGTATGCTACTACGATATTGTCTTCTATTAGTGCGTCCATTAGTTCTTCGAGCGTTTTCACGTCCTTGAACAAATACTTTTTTGTGAGCAATGGTTCTGTTGTACTCTTTACTTCTAGGTATCCATAATCATCATCTACTGGTGGATCAGGAATTTCTTTTTTTGGAGGTGTTACAGAAACAGTGAATCCCGCTTTCTCCTTTATTGAAAAAGCGGGAATTATAAAGCGGTCGAAAGTCAACTCTCTAACCGCTGTTATAATCTCTGATACTGTTACTGGACTTTGAGCCATTATTACAATTTTATAACTTTTCCACTATTTGCAAGTACACAAGCTACTGACTCAGGTATTGACACTTCGATGCCTTTCTTTAGGTCATAGTTAACGCCTCCAATGTTGCTGGAAACTTCTGTTACGACCTTAACTTTTACTTTTTTCACCTCAGTGGCTACTGATGCCTCCTTAACGATAGCTGCCTTTTTTGCTTTAGGACCTACTGGTGTTGCCTCCACTGGAGCTACCTCTACGGAATTTTCTTTAACTTCTGGAGCAGGATTTACTTCTGCATCTACGATTTTTTCTGCGTCTGACATATCTTTAAATTGTATTAAGTTATTATAAAAAGGCTAAAGCCTGACTTACGCAGTCAAGGCTTTAACGATATTTTTTTCTTCTATGATACCTGTTCCCCAAATACCATACCATCCTAACGTGTGTTTACGTCCCAACTCTACTACACCGTCATCACGCAATTCTACGTCTAGGGCTACACCCCATGCGTAAGCATTTTCGCCAAAGAATACTGCCTCATAACCGTTGGTCGCTGAATGGCCTGCACCGTATTGAGTAGTGATTTGACCTGCTGTTAATTTAGGCATTTGTGTAGATTCGATGAAAATACATCCCTCATACATACCTACTTCACCGATATACAATTGGCGACGACCCATGTAGGTGTTAGCGTTAATCCACGCTGAATCATCACGTAATTGGCGCAATTGGTGTGGGTGAGCGATACATACATAATAGTCACCGTTAACTCTAGGGGCATTGTTGGTAGCTAGTACTTCAATAGCATCCTTTACAGTTTTTGTATTGAATACGCTAGTATCATCGAACCCGGTGATTACAGTTTCTCCATTACCGAAAACTACATTAGTAGTACCCAATACTGTATCTCTAAATTGTTTGTCCAAAGTAGTAGCCATGTTATTAGCCAATAGTTTAGAAGCATCACCTAGAACATCCAATAGAGAGGTACGCAATAGGTACTCTGTTACTTGGATTGAGTTAGCTTGCTCTTTAACTGCTACGATTACTTCTGAAGTTGTCATACCCTCTGGGGTTAGAACATCGTCTTCATCCAATGATCCACCACCTGTTAAGTTACCGTACTTAACGAATACGATTGACTTACCACGTACCGCTTGTAAATCTCTTTTTACTTTAGCGAATTGTAAGAAACGTAGTCTAGGCTGTGCTTGGAAAAGAACTTCCCGTGAATAAAAATCACGTACTGCTTGTGGGATAGCTGTGTATCCGCCTGCGTTAGCTACTGCTGATGTAGTTTCTCCGAAAGAGAAAGCCATAAACAAAGCTGATAAAATTGATAGAATCAACATAAATTTTTAGGTTTTTGATTGTTATTTAAACATACTATTTAAGTCTGCCAATAGAGCTTCTCTTCGATTAGAGAACTCTTCCATTGACATACCTTTTGTGTTTGGTGTTGTCACCTCTGAAGCTGGTATCTTTGGTACCGCAGGAATAACTGGAACATTCCTAGTGATTTCTTCTTGCTCCGCCAATTGTTTTTTAATTAGTGGGTCTTCTACCTTACCTGTTGGGTTGGTAGAGTTTGCTGATGGGTATTGAGCCCGCAAACGAATACTTTCGGCTAGAGTTTGGTCTAACTCTTCCTTAGAATTACCTTTTACCAAATCTGGAATACACGCTCCCAAATTGTTGTTTATAATTTTCTCCCTATACGCTGTCAATTCGTCTTGGATACTTTTACTAGTAGCCGCTGCTACTGGTGCAACCATATCTCTGAGTTCTTTAATAGCCGGAGATAACTCTTGGACAATTTCCGATTTTAATTTCGAGATTGCTTCCGTATCCAAAGGGGCTGAAGATGGAAGCTGAACTGAACTTAATTCTGAAATTTGACCTTTTAGTTTCTCGAATTGAGAATACAATTTGTTCTTCTCAACTTTGGAAACGGCTTGAATGAAAGATAATAGTTCTGGAGTATCCTTTACGGTAAATACTTGCCCGTTTAGAGTAATTGACTCAGGGATTCCTACTACGTTCTGTGCTACTGTGGTTTGTTCTACTAACATTTTCTTCGATTTTTTAGTTATAAACTTTTTTCTTACTTAATAAGATTGCCTACAATAGTTGCGTTGTCCGCTCCTTTGATTGTGGCTTGTGTCATTTGCTCTCTCGATACTAGAGCTTTGTCAGGTGTTCCGGGATTAACGAAACCTGCGCCTACTTTGATTGCCTTGTCTTGGGCCACATCATGTAGAGCTTCTGGATTTTGATTAGTGTCCATAAATCTGGTGTTAAAAATTAGTGATTAAAAAATTTATTGTTTTATACAGAGTCCAAAAGTACTCTATACTATCTTATTTTCCAAATTTTTGAGTTACTTTTTTATTATGGTGCCGGATTCTCCCCTGCCATACTATTAGCTATGTCGTTTACTTGTACCTGTAATATTGCCTGATTGATAGTCTCTGCGTCAATTTCTTTCAGTAAATCTGGGATATTTTCTTTCCCTAACCTAGCCATAATTTCTCTCCTAGAGACAATTTTCAGATTATTCTCCATAGTGGCTCTATTTAGTTCCTCCGTTTTATCTTTAGGGAATCCAAAACTAAATGTAGGTACGATTCTCATTTCCGAAATAAACTCTTCGTTCAATTTCTTTAGTTTTACTAATCTAGTGTTTTTAGAATCTACTTTTTCTAGTATTTTTAGAATCATGGTATTGATTTTGGCTATCCCCTCACCATAAGTTACCGCCTTTAAATTTGCCTGTTGGATAAGTGGTTGGTAAGTAATCTGTAACGCCGCCGCTGATGTATTACTAATAGCCTGAATTTTCCCCAATGCGTTTTCCGGAACATCTGAAAGTTCGTGCATACTAGTTTTCAAATCCTTTAGAAAATTTACGGTGGAGGATAAATCTGCATCCAACCCTAGATTAAATACGTTAGCCTCAGCAGGGAGACCTGACCATATTTGACCCAAACCTCTTTTTAGAGATTTTGCGGAAGCTCCAGTAATTACGGTTGTAGGTGTGGCGTGATAGTCTATGATTGCCTTAACCTGTTGGGTAATCTCGTTATAGACTTTGTTTATCTTCAGAATATCATTTGCATCAGATTTTCCGTAAAAACTAGCCGAATTAGGTTTGTTCTTTATGTGAACCACTGGAATAAATCCGTACTCGTTTTTGTTCTTTACTTGCACATACTTTGAAGTTGAACCCTCGTCCAAATTTGCATCCTTTTGATACCATGTTTCTATGGATTCGTTTGTAAATTTGGTTACAAATAATTTGTACGGCTGTTTAGTAGTAGGGGTTATTGCCTGTCTAACTAAGAAAGATTCCATATCATTGTAGTCCCCATTTTTAAACTGTGGAAAACATTGCCTACTATCGTAAACATTTATCTTACAGAATTTCTCCTCTGCCCTATCTTTCCAGTCTATCCCTACCCATGCGTCTCCTGTAACACCTCCCATTTGTAATAACTCATAAGACACCTCCATCTTGTTAGATTTATTCCAATGGTACATAATTAACTCCTCCGCCAATTTTTCCACTTCACTTTCCACTTGGGAACTGTAATAGCTGGTTACTTTAAACGTAAAAGCCTCGCTACCCAATAAGAACATATTAACCTTATCTATAAAGGCTCTGATGTAATTAAAGGCTAACATGCCATCATTGAAATCCTTATAGTGGAGACCGTCATAGAATTTCCAAAATAGATAGTACCTAGTTATCCTATCCAGTTCCCACTGGTTATCCTGTACTATATTTGTAAGAACAAATGACCTTAGTACATTTGTTGATTCTGAAAGTGGTCTGCTGTCTGGAGACCAATGTTCTGATCCGGGGTATCCCCCGTAACCTCCTAGTGTATTATCCATGCTTTTTTATTAATATGAGTTTCTTTTAGACATACTTACCGCTGATTGTATTCCCTCGTATAACGGATTTTCCAATACTTCTATTTCGTACCCGGTTTCTTGTTCTTGATTAGCTGCTAAACAACAAAGGGCTAAACTATCCACGTAGTCATCAAAATGTCCCTCCATCTTATGACAAACTAAATAAGGTCCATTGAAATACTTTAAACAGTTTTTCATTTGTTCCTCGAACTTAGTAAATTCTGTTGTACCCCTAACTCTACTACTGGCCGGAATTTTTATCCGCTTACAAGTAATGTCTGATGTTAGATTATACCACATATCCGACTTACTTTGTGCTGTAAAAGTATAGGGTTCTATGTTTACGTATTCTCCACAAGCATAGATTAACCTATCTACAACCGCTTTTCCAACACCTGTATAATCCGCAAAAATGGTGGAAACATTGTATTGGGCTATTGCGTCTAGTATCGCATGATGTTGAGTCTCGTAGTCCAACTCCCCCAAATCTATCCACGTTAGTATCTCCTTAAAAGGTTTATCGAATACGTCCTCTCCTTTGTAAACTCTCGCTATGGTTAAGATAGTACTCGCAGGACTTTTCGCAATATCCAATCCGGCAACGACATAATCCGAATCTTTCGCCATTTGAAATCCTTTTGAACGATTAAGCAGATTGTTGAACTCTGTATCTGTAATGAGCATACCACTCTCCAAGTCCCAAGTGAGGGCGTACGCCAATTTAAACGCCTGTGAGTCTTCTCCCCATCTTTCTCTTTTCCTAAGGACATCCGATTCGTAGTTTAGGTGAAACCTATTGCCATCCCTGTTGTAGGCTTCCCTACGAGCTCTTATGATATGTTTGTACTCGTATTCAAAATGATTACGTATTCTTTCATCCGAATTTTTTCTATCTATTGACCTGTTACGTTGAATTTCATCCCAAAAGTGATTTTTTACAGTACCCGTAGTACCTACTTTAAGCATAGTTCCAGCCGTAGCTGATAACATAGGTTCTATGGATTTGGTTACGATAAAATCGTCCACATCCTGTGCCTCTTCCACTATTACTAAGTCGTATGTCTTAGATTCTATTTTAGACTGCTTACTCGCTACCTGTCCTGCCAAATATGACCCATTGGTGAGCGATAATTTCGCTGAACTAGTTAGGTACGATTCTATGTCTGGGTCTGACATTATTATCTCCGCATTTGCCGAATTTAACCTAGTCATAGCCCTCGAATATGTGGTACTAACTTGGTCTGACTGGGGAGCGAATAACCCAATTCTGAAACCGCTCTCGAACTGTTTTAATTCCGGAATAACTTTTGATAACGCCGGTAGTATTACAGTTAGAGTATCTATGATAAAAGCCATGGTCTCTGATTTACCTGACTGCCTAGATAATAGTACTGTTTTTATATCCCCTCTAAAAGTAATTACCGAATGAATAACCGCATAAGCTATATCCACTTGGTACTGATATAAAGATAATCCGGTTAACGCCTTACCGAACTCTACGATTTTTTCACACACAAAATGCTCGTCAAAAGTTACCGACTTACCTACTAGTTCATCGGTACTTATGTCTGACATACTTTCTCCAGTAGCCTTAAAGACTACCCCCTCTTCTAAGGGTTTACTTTTTTTCTTTGCCATCTAGCCTACAATCGTAATTCATTTCACCTTTATACTTTCTCCATAGGTCAAGACTTCTAGCGAAATCTTCCGTAGCCTCATATCTGGCTTCCTTACAGTCTACCCAACAATTTGGGGTCTCGAATAACCTTATGTTTACTAATTTTATTCCGTCTAAGTCCTTACGGAAAAAACGGTTAAAGATATAGAATAACTCTGAAGCTATATTTTCAGCAGAGGGATTATAGTCTCCTTTATTGTCGAGACCCATAACCCAAAGTTTCCACTTATTTTCCTCTGTAAGATTAATTAAATCTTTGTCCAGAGGATTAAGCATTACTCCATGGTCTAGGAACTCGTCTATAAACTCAAAAGCTACCCTCTTTATTTCTTTAAAGTCTATAGCGTATCCGATTGCTGCTAATTCATCATACTCAAAAGTAGTTTCCACCTCGAATCTATGCCCGTGTAGATTGAAACACTTTACTTTCTCATTCATTACTCTGTGAGCTGTGTCGAAAGGATGTCTTCTTGTAATTGTACCCATGTTCTTTAAGTTTTACGATTAATTGTTTTACGATATTGATACACATCTCTTATGAAATTGTAGAAAAACTCTCCCTTACTTTCCGCCTTTAATAATTTGGTCCAAGTTCTGTATTCTACATTGGAATATGAGTATAACCACGTTGGTCTATTCACAAAGATTATCTGAAGAACTCTCGTTCTTTTGTTGTAATCAATTTTTAATAAATTGGATGAACCTACGTGTCTCATATAATCACAAAAATAGGGGAACACCTATAAGATGTTCCCCGCAAATATAACGCTATTTACTTTAAAAACCAAAAAGTATTATCTGTTTCTTTATAAGGCTAATAAGGCCGCAGCTATTGTAGCCCATTTAGAGTATTTCTTTAACAAATCTCTAGTCCGTAGTTTCCTCTTGTTAGCTAGGTCTGAAACTATCTTATTAGCCGACGCTCTTTGACTCTTAGTAACGAGAGATTTCTCTTTTGATGCCGGTTTCTTTTCCTCTGGAGTTACTACCGTCTGTTTTGGTTGTTCTGTACTCGCTGTCTTTCCAGTATTCCTTTTTTGCCATTGACCGTTTTTGAATAAGTATCTACCATCCTGTGAAACTGTGCCCTCTTGAAACGCCGATTTTTTATTTTCCGACTTAGGTTGACTTCCAGTAGTTCCTCCGGGCTTTGGATTTTTATTTACTTTTGGACCTGTACTACCTGTGGTACTTTTTGCGCTTTGAGAATGTTTGGCCAATAATCCCGATAAAGTTTTTGCGTCTTTAACTGGGGTAGCTTTTACTCCCGATTTTTTAAACGCTTCATGTTCCTTGCTTCCTTTTAAAAACGCTTTAGGTTTACCATTCTCCATTACATAGATATGATACTTATCTAAGGCTTGCTGTAATTTAGGATCTACTGTCTGAGTTTTACTTTTAAATTCTGCTCCTGCTCCAGTTCTACTTTTAATCGCCTCCTTAGCCATGTCATTAGCCGACGTATAAGAAGCTGAATGCTCTTTTACATCGACTATTTTACCTGACTTTGTACGTCGTTTACTCGCCTTTATGTTTTTAATTTTCTGCATTATCTACCGTTTCTTAATAGCGCTGCTTCGTACTCGGAGATAGTTCCCTGCTCCGCTTCGTGGTCGTAATTACTAGTAGCCAATTTAGTTTTCGGACGATATTTTTTAACGCCCTTATTAACTAGTACTTTCTTACCCTTTACTGTACGATAATGTTCACATGCCTTTTTACGCATAGTCTTTTAATTATTTGTAAGTATTTTTTATAAGAGATTACTCTAGGTATGACTTGTCTTTAGCTCCGTAGCTATTACCTTTAGGTGCTCTCTTAATTCTTCCTCTAGTACCCGTTGGTTTTGTAGCCGTTTTGGGAGACTTCTCGAATCCGGGAACTTTTACTCCCTTTGAATGTTCCGCTGTTTTCTTTTTTGCTGATGCCTGTATAGGGTCTTCTGAAGAAGCTACCTGAGTTCTTGACTTAGTACTTGTTGGTTTTGTAGCCGTTTCTTTGGTCTTAGGAGAAGTCACTAGATCCTCACCTTTTGTGTACGGGTCTATATGAAGATGACCACTAGGGGTGCTGATATGTAGTAATCTCTTCCCCTTACCGCCTACTGTTCTCGTTGAAAAGCCTAATACCTTAGCCGACTCGACTTCCCCCTTAGAATTTTTATACCCTATATCTTGTCCTGCTTTTAACTTCCACACACCTGAGTCCTTTTGTTGAAAGCCACCCTCATGTTCTGATGGAAGTCTATCGTCCTCTAAGTCTTGATCAGGGTGGAACTTGTTTGGATGTCTGATTGAGGACAATTCGCTTCCTGCACCTTTACGTTTCTTGATAGCCTCTTTAGCCATATCTTCTGATGAATCGTACTTAGCCGAATATCCTTTTACAGCCACAGTTTTTCCTGTTTTTGTTTTTCTCTGTGTGGCTTTTACTGTCTTAGTTTTTTGCATGATAGTATTTTTTAATTATTCCCCTTGTCCGACAAAGATACATCCTTATCCGTATTATTCAAAATCTTTTTCGGACTTTTTCTAACGGTTTTATCTGTTAGTGTGTAAGTTACTTCTCTTCTCACTACAACTGTCCTACCTAGATTACCTATCCCGAAATGTTTACACAGACTTTTCAGTATGGGTAAACTGATTGCTCCACTAGGATATAGATAATGTCTAACATTACTCCCCAATGATTTTCCAAAGGGAGTATTTAAGAAGTTATCCACTGTTTCGTGTTTCTTGATAATCTCCTCGCAAATTTTCTCCTTTACTTTTATTATGGTTACTTCCATTTTTATACTTTTCTAATTATTGTTTTATCCGTTAATTTTCCGTCAAAGGTAAGAATTTTAATTTTCTCTCCCAATAGAACAAGCATTCTAACCACCTGAAGATATGGTGTCCACTGTTCACCATCTAACCTAGTGTGTAACATATTCATAGGTAAATCCGTTGGTAGTTGCCCTACCATATCCTTTATATGAGGTATCCATATCCTTAGGTAATTTTTGAACACGCCTATTTCTCCGGCTACCTCGCAAAGAACACACTCTCGGTAGGCTCTTCTAACCGTTGAACTTCTTAGCTCCGTAGTGGTTACTTTCAGCACTTCGTCCATTCTATAGCTTTCATCTACTACCGCAAAATGCGCTAGAGTTTGCCCATAGTGTGAATTTTCCCTATTACTACAATGAGTAACCCCTATAAACTCTACCTTACTCTCCAAATCCCTTATCACCTTGTAGTGATTTGTTTTGGAGTCTCCTATCTTGTACACTACTATGTTCTCTTTGTCCGAATTTTGACTTACCGAGAGCTTTGTTGCCCCATTTGGGAGCCAAATTTTTATAAATTTCGTCATACGATTTTCTGTATTATTTATTACTATTTTCTACTGGGTAGTCCGGATACACGTCTAGCGAACCGTCATAAGTATCCTTAACAATAATAGTTAGATTTCCCGTACATTTTTCACCTAGATGAAAAGTACTCTTAATCCTTACGGCGCAAATAAAGCATCCGTTGGGGGTGTTATTATCCGCGAAATAGTAGTCCCAATCCCCCTCCTTTACCTTATGAATCTTAGGAAACCTTTCGTTTCTTAGAAATTTAGATAGGGGTGGGAAACCTTTCCGGACTAATCTTTTATCTACTGCCTCATCTACTGAAGCTATTACCCTCCTTATATATTCCTCCTCGACAGTGTGGATTTCCATGCAGCTAGTTATTACTACTGGTAAGTCTGTGAATTTCTCTAACATAGTTTATTTAATTTTGCGTTTAAAAATGAGATTGCCTTATTATGGATATACGTCATGTGGAATAGTTGACCACACTCACATTTAATCCTAGCGCAACCGTTTTGATTTCTGTTACACCTATCCAGATATTTTTCATCTGTATCTGAATATGTTTTTCCGCATTTAGGACAAAGGAATACTATATTGCCCATACAAAGTATTCCTCCATTAATTTTAGTGCAAGTCATATTCCCGTTTTATTTATATGTCCACTTCCCTTACAATGTTTCTTAGTACTTCCGAAATTTCGGGATACTTCTCTGCCAACCTTTCTAGCCTACTGATGTCCGATTTAGAGAGTACAAAGATTTGTAACTCCATTCTTGTAGAATGAGTATCCTCTTCTATCACTTCTGTAAATACATCGTGTTTGGCTATCTCTGCTGCCGTCGCATAAGTTAATTCCCTTTTTAATGCCTCTGGGTACTTATCGAACACCTCTCTAGCTACTCTTGCTCTTGTTATTACTTTCATTTTCGCCTATTTTTATTTGGTTTATACTATTTTCTCTACTTCTTCGGGATGCCGTTGAAAGTAACTAACGACCTCACTCCAGTGTTTTCTATCTACGATTACATGCTCATTATCTAACCCTAGAGAATACTCTGTCTTAGGGTGTCTGTGTAGGTAGTTTATTCCTACGTTCTTTGGTTTTTCCATTATGTTTGACTCTTTAATTTTGTTAAGTTCTAATCTCCATCGTTAGGCACAATTATAAGTGCGTAACTCGTCAATTAAACCTTTTTTATTAATATTGTCTTCGATATAGTGTAAATTTACACGATAACCTATATTTGAATAAGACATTGCTTTTCCCGTACACTTATCACTGTTCTTTTCGATAAATGTTAAAATCTCTGCTTTCAAATCCTCAGAGCAAACAATGTCTTTTAATCGTTGTTCTAAATTCCAAGATGAGTCTAATTGTGTCATAAATATAAGTATTAAAGAATTAAAAATCCTTCCAAAAAAAATCATTGATTGATGTTTTATTAGTGAATTACTGGTTCATATAGCCAACTGCTCATATTTTCTCCTTTGGCTCTCCCTGTCCAGCTTCCACGTTCAAAATTTTTAGTTTTAGCGTCGTACCATTTATGTGACCAACATCCATTATCTCTCTGATAATCCTGTCCAATCAATTTGCCGTTGTTATAGATATTTAATCTTTCAAGTTTTTGTTCTGTTGCCATATCAAATATTATTTTTGGTTGTTGGTTTATTGGTTGTTTTCTTCAAGAGCAATTAAAATAGCATCTGCCATGTCAACCGACCATTTTGCTATCATTTCGTATGGCATTTGATTTGTATATTCTCCTCCGCAAAACCCCTGCATAGCTTTTGCGACGAAATATTCTCGTTTTGTCAATCCGCCAAATTTTACCTCGTAGCCTGTTTTTTGACCATCATTTAGAGGTTTGAAATCGTCTTCACCATCTCCACATCTAGTGTACATTGTTGGTGTAATAGGTTGTTTCCCGTTATTCATATTTCTGTTTTTACTGTTTACTTAACTTATCTTTCTTTTGAGAATCCTGTAGCATCATTTGGTGTTCTATTGCCTTTGGTATTTCTTTCATCGGGATTTCGTACAATGCCAATTTTAGCATCAATATGTTTAACTGTGGATCATTTAATTCCGTGGCTCTTTGTGCCACCTCCGCTAAAATATTCTTAAATACGTTTAGGGGTATTTTTAATACTCCCATACTTCTTGGTAATCCACAATCCGCAATTTCCGTCAGTAACTCCATAGTATGTACCCTAAATCCTACGTTCAAAGAAGAGTATATCTTATCTCCTGTTTGTTCTGTGTTTGACTGTTTCTTTTTCATATTGTCAATTTTTAATTACTTAACTAATTCCATTAAGCCACCAACAATGAGTAGCCCTATGACCATTATTATAAATGTAATCTTGATGTGTGCTACCTGCATAGGTTCGTCTGCGAACCATGTCCAAATTGTTTCTTTTACTAGCTGTTTAGCTTCTTTGAGTAGTCTTTTCATATTATTTTTGTATTAATGATAAATCTAAAGATATTGTTTGCATTGCTTTCCCACTTCTATTCATTGAATAAGGATATTTCTTATCCTCTGGTAGTGATAATGGCATATTTTCATTTATGTGCTGACTCAGTGTTTGTATTGTTATTAGCATTATTGTTACACATAAATCATACTGAGATTTTGCGCTCATATTTATAAAAAATATGTGGGTATTGTTCAGATTTTCCCTTATGTTTGTCATATTCAATATAATATCGTCGTAAGATTTATGTTGCCCATATTTTGAGAATATTAGGGCTTTAAACTTTTTAGTTTTTCTGTTTTCCATGCCTTTAGTCTTGAAATTAAATTGCGCTTGTTTTGACTGTGTTTTATTAATAACTTATTTCCGAACTCGTCTTTAGCCTCTAAATATCTAAAGTGCCAGTGGACTAGCTCGTAGTGCTTGCCGTTGTGTAGGATAGTTCGTTTCATTTATTCGGTTGCTTTTTTGATTGCTTTATGTATAATTGATAAAATACCATTTCCGATTACTGGACATCCTTTATCCGCACATCTTTTTTCAAAAGCTAAAACCTCGTTAAGTGCTTCCAATAGTTCAGGTGCTGCAGCTATAAGTTTGGCGTTAGCCAACCCATCATGTCCTCCGTATACAGTTGCAATACCTAGTGGAAACTTGGGTGTAGATATCACTATACTATGGGCGGGATTCTCTTTATTTTCAAACGTCCATTCTCCTTTAGTGTGTTTTGTTTTCATAATTCAATCGGTTAACCACCACCGAAAGTTTCTAGTCTATATACTTTGTAAGCATTCCATGTTCCTCGAAAGAAAAATAACTGTAGTCTGGACCTATGATAATATGGTCTACTACTTTTATACCGAACAACTCTAACGCCTTTGTAATTCTGTGGGTGATGTTCTCGTCTTCCTTACTTGGTCTAGTCTCTCCACTTGGGTGGTTATGTGCCAATATGACCCCTGCCGATAAACTTTCTACCGCATATTTTGCTACGATTTTTACGTCCACTACTGTTCCAGCCGTTCCACCTTGTGAAATTTTTACGTAACCCGTAGTGATGTTTGCTCTGTTCAATAGGACTAAGAAAAAGCTCTCGTATATCTCCAAATCGTCTCCGTAGAACTTTCTAACGAACTCTACTGCGTCAATGCTTTTAGTTATCTTGACTTTTGGAAAATCGCTTTTCTCTGCTTTCAGTGATAGGTTACTGACTGTACTCTTATACTTTTTGACCATACTATTCCGTTTTTTCTTTGTTGATAAAATGTTTACATAAGGTTCTACAACTAGTACCTAGATAGTTTTCTACCTTAGTAGATTTTACACCGTTTCTTACATCTTCGTACCATTGTTGAAGTCTTGCGCAATAACATCCGGTAGGACAGTCTGTACATTCGCATCTTGTTTCCTCGGCTGATAGATACTTACTCATGCTCTTCCTCCTTAACTTCTCCATCGATAATTTCTATTTCCTCCATAGAGGACATCCAACAGATATTACTCAATAGGTGATCCGTATTATTTACAATCCAGCTTTCTGCATCAAAGGATTCTTTTACTTTCTGAAACTTTATCTCCTTGTACATTGTAACAGTATTACAACTGTAATCCATTACCACGATATTCCATATCTCTTCCATGGCTTTTTACTTTTAAGGTTTAGTTATCTTGAACTGTGTCTCTGGTTTCCCCAAAGCCTCTACTAACTTTGAGAATCGAGATATGCTTCTGAGTTCCGTGGTAAAAGGAATTGTCGGCTTATAAGGGTTGACATCCTTTTCATATCTTGTTATGATATCCACCACACTTTCCTCTGAGGGAATTTCCGACTGAATAAAAGATATGTAATCTGTACTAGTTGTCCCACCCTTAACTCTTTTTCTTTGTACTCTGACAACATGAATATTCCCTACCGTTGCCTTATCTTTTAACGCATAAGTTACTTTTGCGCCTAACCATTTGTCTCTAGCCATAGATTAAATCGTTTAAAAAGTTTGATTCCTCTTCTGTTATCTCTTTCCACTTTGCTATTTCGCAGGTTAACTCCCCATCGAACCAACAATGTTTATCTTTTCTGCTTTCTCTGTACCCATATCCCCAATAACTAAATTGGTAGTACAATACTGCAAATTCTAAACTCTCGCAATTGGTAGAAAATACAGTTCTGTGATTGTGTTCTCTCTCCCCATCATGTATGAGTAGGTCGATGTAAATGTGTCTTGTTCTTGCCATGATTTCTAATTTTCTTTATGACTGGTTATTCTAAATTTTCCGTTATCTATTACAATGTTTTTTACTTCTGAATCCTTCCATTCTGCCATTTCTTTGATTTTAGTAAGGAGTTTGACCTCTCCAATATCCTTATGGATTTTGAACACTACTGTATTCTCGTAGTAGCCTACTAGGGACAATTCCTTATCCCTTAGTAGTGCCACTTCTATTTCTGCTCTTACGCTCTTACCCATTTGTCTGTTTTTAAAAGTCCTATTCCACCTCTAACTGTTACACCTCCCTCTACCTCAGTGATTTTTGTGTACTTCCATTCCACACCGTTAAACAGTAGTATTCTTTCTCCTACCTCAAATCCTCCGTAGATTAAATCCTGTGGCGCATTATAGTTTACACTGCCAAACAGTGCTGTTAATAATTCCGCATTCTCGATGTTGTTCTCCAACACTCTTTCCTCATACACTACTGACAAGTCCGATACAATTGGATTCCGTAATAGACTAACTTTGTCAATCTCCCCCTTAGCGAATTTCATTAACTGTGGCATCGCTTTTGGTACTAATGCTAACAGATAGTTAGTCAAAAATGGTACCGCTGGGGTAAGTTCTCCATCCACTTGAATTTTATCGCCCACTAGGTCTCCCACATACTCGAACTCTGGCATCTGTGTTCCAACAAACTTGTAAGGGGCTTTCTTTACTGTTTCCTCGAATGTTTCCGTAACGGTAATCTCCTCTATCAAGTTTAGTAATTTGTTGTAACGGATTCTCTTTTCTTTCCAATCTTTTACTACCGCATTTACTTTGCGTTTCCATTTTTTGAACGGTATCATATCCGGAAAAGTAGTTGGGTCAAACTTACTATCAACCCCCTCCTTGACTTGGCTAATCTTGTGGAGTACTTTCTTTTGAAGTTTTTTGTAGTCCACTTCCACTGTCTCCACCTCTTCAGCTTTTACTTTTTCGATAAACTTTGACGACCTAGCTTCTGCTAATGCCTTGCCCAACTCTGTTGCTGCCACAAGCTCCTCACTAGTGTGTTGTTTGATAGGTTTCTTGAAAAACTCGACCAACTCCTTTGGTGTAGGAACACAATCAAACTCTGTTTCCACTACTTTGTATTTGTTGTTGGTATCCTCAATCATAAAACCTCCCTCGTGTGTGAATGAGATTCTGTAACCTCTGAACATTAGCTTTCCCTTTTTAATTGGAGCATCTTCCTCGAACTTATCCTTTAAATGTCTTTGGTAGGTAGTTAGTGGAATACTCAAATCTCCTAGGTCGATATTAATATCTGAGAAGTCTCTCATAACCTTTTTGCACTTGTTTGTTTTTACGTCGATAGTGTAAAGGTCTCCGTTAGCTGATGTTTGTACGTTTAAAGTTTCCATGGTGTTTACGGTTTTAATGTGGTTTATTGTTGTTTTTGTATTACTTTCTGATTGGTTGTTTACGTTTAGTCACTGGGTACTTTCCTTTGATATATTTACTGAAATATCTACCCATACTTACTGCTTTTTTCAATCTACTAACTTTCTGTCTGGTTATTCCCTCATAGTAGTAGAACATTCCGTTAATTGTGATCCGTAGTTTATTAGTTTCTGCCTCGAATTTTATATCAGTTATGAAACTGCTGTTTGTTGTTATTGTTTCCATATTCCTATCCGTTTAATCTTTCTGTGGTAAAATACTCCCAAATTCTTTCGTCGATATAGCTTTTCTTACAAACTCCGACTGTATTATTCAAATGATTTGATACTTCCTCCGCTATTTCTCTAACCTCTGCATTCAACTCTCTTTTTGTACTGGGGACTTCCCGTTCCATGACCGACTGTAATTTGTCCCATGCGACCATATTCGCTTTCAGTGTCCTAAAATCCTTTGGTGTAAACTGTTTCCCGACTGTTTTCCCAACAAACTTACTTAGCTGATAATCTGTTATCCCAAATAAAGTATCCTCTCCTACTCTGTCCTTAGCCACTTTACGTAACTGCCGACACAACTCCCCATATACTTTAAAACTATTCTCAACTTGTTTTTTACCCAAAAAATACAAACTTCCACTTCTGCTGGTAAACGAAACGTGTTCCACTTTCAAGGTAGTCAGTCCATAAGTTTGTACGAACATCGGTTCTGCTTTACTGTTTGGATGTGGTTTTGTGATATATCCCTCTGCGCTTCCCTCATTCCCAATCCGTATCCCTGTCCACATCATCAATTTCAATCCTAGTGCCAATCTAGCTTGTTCAGAACAATAATTCCCTCTTACTATGAATCCATCCAACTTTTCATCCAAACTTTCGAACATTCTAGCCAATTTTACAACTCGGTTGAATTTCGAGGTATTGCTACCTCTACTCTTCCCGAAGAAACCATACTCGGTTCCATTGATAATTACAGTTTCCATTATCTTATAGTTGCTCCACTGACAAATCTTTGCGCTCTCTCTGTAATTTCCTCTACATCCTCACTGTAATCAATACATGAGTCCAAATCTCCGTAACAGTAAGTGTCATCTTCTCTGTCCACCCAAACTCTGCGTACTTCCAAACCTCTGAATGTTTCTGCTGACATATTAAAAAACGTTCCGTCCCATTCTGCAGCAACTTTCATTTTTCTAAGAGTACGTTGAAGTTTAGCCACCATCCGAATATACTTAGATTCTGCTTTCCCAACATAATTAGAAATCTTATGACTACTTTCTCCGATGTATTCCGGGTCAAAAGGTTCTAGTACTTCTTTCTCTACTTCTTTCTCCTTTCTAATTCTGTAACTGATTTTTTGCCCTCTAGTAGTGTAATCACTGTTATCTGTAATGATAACGATTTTCTCTCCATTTACGATTCTAGTTGTTTTCATGTTTTTAGCGGTTTTAGTGTTGTATTTTATAGGTTAATTGCTACTGGATTTTGCTCCATGATGTAAAGAGCTACAAAAGCTATGTTTTCGGGCTTTGTTCTACCCACAGTACACCAATTTTGTTTTTGTTTACCATCTTTTGTTTGTACTACTACCAAAATAGTATTGCATACGTGTTTTCTAGTGAAGTCATTAAACATTCTAGTAATGTTATTATTAATCTCTCTAACTCTCTTTGAGTCAAAAACTCCACTGAATAATTCTGTTGGTTTTGGGGTTTTCATAATCTTACGGTTTTTAAATTATTTCTTTCACGCTGGCATATCATCGAAATGAGTAGTTAAGTCTATTTTCTTTGCTGCTGTTGATTCGCAAGGAGCTGAATCTAACTCGTCATAACTTATTGTTTTCATAATCTTGTGGTTTTAGTTGTTTTTATTGTTGTTATTTAAACATACACAAAGATAAGTATTGTAATTACAATAACAATACATATTCAGTTAAAATTTCACTGTAAATATGTTAAAAATACTGTTTTTACACACAGTTACGGACTGTTTTACATACGGGGAACACCTCATAGATACTTACTATAACCACCCACATACTGATAGACACCCGCTATACTACATAACTACAACTCCCACCCGTACTCCCCACCGATTTTTAGCCCCCACACACTACCCACACGTACACAACTACACACACAATCTCGTGTATTGTTATAACAACAATTATGTCCGGTCTTTTAAATTCCATTTTTACTTATACGTACTACCCCAAGCAACACCCAATAAAAATCGCATTTAAGGGGCGGGGGTCTCTACTCTCTATACTACTTACTAATAACATCACACTCCACTCCTGCGCAAAATTATTTTCCTAGCTAGTTATTTCTAGTTACTCCTCCCGCTTATTTTTATTTTATTTTATTACTTTCTCCTAATTCTAATTTGTGCATTTTAATTTTCCCAATCTAATTTCTAATTTAATTTTTGCGCCGTTTAGATTTCTAATTAGTTATTTCTAATTTTCTAAAATCTAATTAGCAATTTTCTAATCTAAAAAATCGCTGAGTAATTTTCTAATTAGAATTTCTAGTTACAGTAAATAAGAATCTAATCAGAATAATCTAATTTCTAATTTGCGGGGAAAATAAAATTAGCTTATCAGTTATATAGTATGTAGGTAATAGGGAATACTACACAACTCTACCGCTAATTTAATTCTAACTAGCTAATTTAATTCTAGCTACGCTTATTTAATTCTAGTTACTGCTAATTACTAATTAAAATCAAATTATCATTTTGATAGTTCGATTTTCTACTTTTTTATATATCCTCGGGAAAAAACCGTGCCTTTTTCTAATTAGAACAAATTAGAATCTAATTTTCTGACACTTTGAAAGCAAAACGTTACGTGCGTGACAAAATGTCAAATCGTAAAGCCCAAATCCTTGAGATATTTTGCGCTAAACAAGGAAAATGCCCGTAAAATTAAAATCTAATCAATTATAATAGTAAATTCTTATCAGTAATAGTAGTAATATAACACGCAGTATAAGTAATTAATCTCTCTGCGTAGCGTAATTTAATTTCTAATTAGCCAATTCTAGTTAGCCAGTTGTTGTTATCACAATACTTGTAGCTTCATAACTAGCTGAATATCAATAAATTCTAATTTTACTTCTCTCTGCGTGTGCTAGCTGTAGCTAATTTTTCTAATTCTGTCAACTCTGTCTAGCTTAGCTGAGTTAATAGTTTCACACACTTATTACTCCATATACATACTACTCCTATTACATACATATACTTATACTATTATACAATACTTATCCACAATTACTGCCCGTTTTCTTGTTTCCGTTTTCTAGTTACTGACTACTTACTCCTATAACCGCCTTTATACCTACCTACTACTTTGGTTTATCCTAGATACTACTACCTTATTCTACTTCTTACTATCCTTTATAATACTAGCTTTACATAGTATTTTTACCCCTCCGCCCGATTTTTTATTTTTGGGTACGAAAAAAGGGACTTCCTAGAACCGAAATTCTAGGTTGCCCCCACTTATCAGTACTTTTATTAGTACTTTATCATTTTCCTGACATCGGGAATATGATACTTCCCTCTACTTTTTCGTTATAAAGAATACCCAGCTACTTACATTGGGGTGTTCCCACCGCCAAATTTTATACTTCAGATATCCTCCACCAAATGTAATTAGTAATAATATCCCCACTGCTAACCACAGATTAAGTATTTCCTTGTCTTTTTTCATAGTTGTATATCGCTGAAATCTGGTTCTACCTCCGTAACTGACAACTGCGCAGGGAATACTTTTTTCCACAAACTGATGAAGACTTCTCTCTTCATACTGTTTAGTTTATTATTCCCATCGTATAATCTACTCTCGTACACATTTATGCTATTTCCATCCTCAAAATATAAGGTGTATCTTTGCCACGCTGGTTCTCCGAATATCGCTGATACTCTTACTACTCTGAATAGATTGATTGTATCTTCTCCCAAATCTACTATGGGATTTCTTTCATTTACTTCTGTCATAATTACATCATTTTACAAGTATTACATACGCAACTTTTTAAAACTAGATCATGTTCCTCCGGCATTTGTGCCAAAGCATTTCCCTCCGAAATTTTTGCTAGGAAGAACTGTAACATATTACTCTGAGATTCTGTTAACCCTATTTGTAGTATTCTACCATTGGGTTGTTGTTGGATTAGCCCTATTACTCCGGGCTTTAAATTTTCGTGGTAACTCATACGCTTTTTTATTTTAGTGTGAAGTCGGTACAGGATTCGAACCTGTAAGTTTTCTGTAGAAGAAAACAGCTCGTAAGCCAAAAAGATTATTTGCGTCTTATTATTTTGCCAATTTCGCCAACCGACTAACTAGTTAGGAAAAACCAATCTCAGTCCTTGCAGTGGAATAATAGATATTTTTATCCTTACTTCCTCATGACGATAAGTTCAATGCTTACAACAAATCGACCTCCATAATATTATTATAGCTATTACATCTAACAAAAATGACCTACTGCATTAGGTCGAGTAACTACGCTTACTGGAGGTTATCCTGTGGAAACCATTACATAGCTACCTATTGCTTCAATCTGAGATTGGTTTATTTATGTCTACTACTTTTGCGCTTTTTCTAAAATACTTAACGCTTCTGTTATTGCAGCTAAACGAGCCTGTGGGTATGTTTCGCTTACTCCTTTATTCCTAACCTCCCGCAAATTTTCAAGAGTTATTGCCCCGAAATTGTATAACCATCCCTCTAGTATTCCTCCCCCGAAAATGGGTAGAATTATGAAACGAAGACTATGTTTCTCTCTTAACCAATCTTCTACCTGTTGCCAAAGAGGGATAGCCACACTGTACTTACCACAAGCTGAATTAGCCATCGGTTTTTGTATAATTCCTGAGCTGTTTGGGCTATAAGGTTTTTCTTCCCTTATGAGGTTTACCATTAAACAAGGTTCATCAAACCCTAATTTTTTAGCTCTTAAAGCTACCTCTAATGTTACAAATTCTTTTTCCATGCTCCTATTACTTTTTAAAAGTGTGGTTTGAAAATACTGCCCTTAACTCGTTCGCAAAAATCTCTTTGGAACGACTTCTAAAAAGAGCTATTGCCTCCGTACACATACCCAATCCTTGATAGTTTACATCTTTATAATCTTCCGCTCGTAGAGTAATCCATCCCACCACTCTATCTCCATCATAGATGTTATATAGGTATCCCTCCACATCCTTAGAACTTGTTGCTCTCTTTCCTAAGTTGATTACCTGAGCTCTTAGATGTATTCCTGTTGGGTATCTCTCTTTATACCTACGTACTGCCTCCTCCGCAAATTGCTCGTGGGTAGGTGTGACACCATCGCCTAAAAAGTTACTTGGTACATCTTGATGCCCAACTGTATTGAACATCCCTTGTAGAATACGAAATTTATAGACTATAACATCTTCTTTCTCCTCCTTACAAGTGTCCTCCTTTAGTTCTTCTCGTTTATTTAACACACAATCCTCTACCCAACCCTGTGCGTCTATTAGGGTAGCTTTTACTTTTTCCCTATTGACTGTATTTGGAGTAACCTTTATGTAATGATTTACTGCTGCTTCTTCTAATGATTTATCTGGGCAATAATTTTCGTCTAAGATTCTTACAGTTACGGTTACATTTCTTATGTACTTACCCTCCTCTGTGATACGGTAAGTGTAATACCTAACATCTTTAAGTTCCTCCTCCGTAGGGTCTCTATGAAGTATTTCATACTTTATCTTCTCCTCGGTAGCATCTTCGATAACTACTTTGTCCCAATATTTCTCGTTGTAATAGTGGGCGTAGAACATGGCATTACACAGTACGTGCCCGATGTGGTGAAGTCCAGACTCTTTATCAAATTCCTCTCCGTTATTTAGAGCTACTACGTGACGCATCATGGAATCCAATAACTCGTTTTGTGGTAAACCTTTCTTCCAATTATGTGCGCCGTATTTTTCTGCTCCAAACATGAGTACTTTCACCAACCACTCTAGTGCCGAGAATGAAACTAAACTCCATCTCAGTTTTCCTTTGTTGAATCTCTTTGCCTGTTCCATAGTTATAACGACATTATCATTTTTGACGCCATTTCTTTTTGTGTTTCGGAGGATATTTCCCCATTGAAACTAACTACCGCTACCCAATTTTTGTCCGTAGGGGTTATAGCCTCTACTACAAATTGATTTGCTTCTTCACCATTACTACTTACAAATTTTGGTGTACTGAATGAACCCTCTACTGCTTCGGCGAATAAATCATCTACCAAATTAATGTACTCCTCAAATACTTTTTCGGGAAGTCTGTTCTCGATCATTGATTCGATAGTATTTACTCTAGCTATACGAGTGTCTGTGTTGTAATCTTTCAAGTTCCTCTCTAGGAAACTCCACAATTTACTTTTTTCCATTTCTACTTTTTTTGTTGTGTACTAATACATTTTTCCAGCCCCTTACTTCGGCCACTCTTTGATTAAACTTTAGCCACACGTCTTCATCTAAAAATTCTACGTGTAGAGTACCTTTCTTATGCCCCTTTACTCTGAAGAACCCCCACTCTACCCATTGTCCCCACGAATTATCTATTTCTAGTAACTCATAAAGTGTTTCCTCCGAATTTAGTTTCTGTACTTTATCCAGTATGTAATTTTTACTATTGCCGTAGAAATCATACCCTGACAATATCTCATTTGTGTGGATATTTCTCACATGGTACTTGTATTCCACGAAAGAGGTCATCGAGGGGATACTCTCATACCTAGTTCCAGTTAACTGACACAATGCTTTCACAATGTCATCCATTACTCCATGTAGTCTTCCACCAACTTCAAATCTTATCGCATTATCTCTGTAATAAGATTCCCATCTGCAAACACTTGGAAGTATGAATTTTTTGTTTACCGTGAAATCTGTATTGGTCTTCCAACCCTCTCCCGCCGAACTATTTTCTTTAGATAAAGAACAGATTAAATCGAATGCCTCTACGATAACTTTATCCATTCTCCCACTGTGTGTTCCGGCTATGGTATAAATCATTTTGTAAACATTCCTAACGGTAAAGGGGACTACTTCCTGTCTCTCGACGAATTTATTTATCTGCTCTCTAACTCCCCTAGTAAGGAATTTCTCCATATCCATTTTACTGAACAAAGTATTCCATGCTTCCTTACGGAGGGTTTTCTTGAACATTCCTCTTTCGATTCGTTGGAGGTCTCCCCTATCACCCTTGTACATTACTCCACAAGAAACTCTCGAATGTGGATTGATACCCATTACGATATTTCTCATGTTATCGCTGAGGGCTGCCACTTCATCGAATTTACTTACTGCTTCTACATACCTAGATACTATATCTTGTACGAAATCGTATTTTACAATCCCCGATTTTTCAATAGTGTCTTGTTCGTAGTCGTGTAAATCGAAGTAACCTGTGAACTCATCTTCATCAGTACCCTCTTTGGTTAGGTAAACGCAACCAACATCTACTAGTGTACCCACTTCTGCGTTTTTGAAACACTCACCGAAGTCTTCTGTACGTCCATGTAGGTTGATTAACTCTTTTAGGTACTCTCTCTTCTTGCTCCACGAATTTTTGTACATTGTAGCGTTACACAGACAGATTATAGTACATCCGACTGGAGCTATATCCCATGCGTGGCTCAAATGTTCTTCCTGTTTAGAAAACGGAGGATTCATTACGATTAAATCCACATGCGATACTCTATCCCTAGTTAGATCTAGGAAATCGCTTTCTATGACAAAGTATTTCCCATCTAATAACTGACGTAATCTATCTGAAATTTCGCATACGATTACCTCTGCGCCATTTTCTTTACAGAAATCGGCCATGTTACCGAAACCTGCTGAGGGTTCTAATACAGTCTTCCCTTGAAGTTCCACGTCCAACAACATATCCTCTATTACGAACCTAGGTGTTGGGTATAGTTCAAAATTAGAAAACTCCCAAATTTCTTTTCCCATACTACAAGTATTTATTGGCGCAAAATATCGCCCAAATTAAGGTAAACCCCATGAAGTGAACTGTCTCGTCACTCTCATTCCAAATAGACACAGTCTCGAATAATGGTAGGGCTAATGATAGTCCTAAAAGAAATAGGACTACTGTACTAAGTAAAGCTCTTTTTTTGTTCATGGTTAGTATAGGTTTTTATAGTCTTTTCTTAGGTCGACTTGGGTTAATTTTATAGTCCTTTCTAGGGTTCTTGTCATTACACTATCCTTGGTGTCACTTATGGAGAAACTGGCTGTCATTGTTAGAGTGACACGCTTAAATTCTTCCCTATTGTATAAAACGACTAACACGGAATCTATTTGGTACTGTGTCATATTCTTATAGGAAATATCCTTAGCTAGGTATGCCCCTCTGAAGTTGGATGAAGGTGCTGCCAAAAGCACCCTTCGTGGCATACCATCTACATACACCATATAAAGGGTGTCCAACCTGTAACTCAATAGGTAATTACATTTGTAACTCCTTTGAGCTATTATGGAATCTTGACTAGTCATTACAACTCCAGCGTCTTTTAACGCCTTTTTTAGTTGTTCTTCGTTTTGGTTTTCGCAAGCCGATAATGTTACTACGGCTAAAATTAGAAATAAAATTGTCTTTTTCATAATTTAATTTTTATTGGTGAATAATACCCAGTCATAGAAAGGGGATAAATGACCTCCCTCTACAATTGAATTTGGTGATAAATCTTTTTTTGCGTTGTATTCTAACTCTGGTTTGTATATCCTTATTGTTAGGTTTCCTTTTACGTAGTCCGTATAGTGCTCACTTTCTTTCCGAGACTTTTCGGCCCATAAAAGCCAAAATAAAACACCCACAACCCCTACCACCATGATGTTAGTAATTACTAGGGCTATTAATACTGTTCCCATAATTCCAATACTTTTTCTATGTTTAACGATTTTCCGGTACTCATTGCTGAATCCATGAAATGAACTACACACTCTTCCAATTCTTTACGGAACGGTTTATCTGAATAGTAATTTGCTCCATAAGAAAAGGCTTCCCTTACAGAAGCCCTTAACGTTATTTTCCTACCCGTTTTTACTAAACTAAAACTAAACGCTGCGTCAAATACTTCTGCTCTTATCTCGTCTTTGAATAGTAAATCCCAATACGTTATCCACACGCTACATTCTTATTAATTGTAGGAACTCGTTTCTCAAACTTCCCTCGAAAAACTGTCCTCCTAGTTTTGAGGATACCGTGTCACTATTTACATCCTCTACACCTCTTAACTGTACGCAAGCATGCTTTGCTCTGACTAGAACCGCTACGTTATCTGTACCCAATAAATGAGTCAATGCGTAGTAGATTTGTTCGACCATTCTCTCTTGTACTTGGGGTCTTCTAGCGAAAAATTCTACGACACGATTTAGTTTCGAGAGCCCAATTATTTTTTGGTCCGGAATGTACGCTACAAATGCCTCACCAAAGATTGGGACAAAATGGTGCTCACACATTGAAGCCACCTTAATGTTTCTCTCCAGTAACACATTGGAGTATCCCATCTTATTTTCTATGGTAGTTATCTTTGGGAAATTGTTGTAATCTAAGCCCCAAAATACTTCTTGTGTAAACATTTTTGCCACTCTCCGTGGAGTTCCACTTAACGAATCATCAGTTAGTGGAAGACCTAACGCCATCATAATACCTCTGAAGTGGTTTTCAATCACTGGAGCATTAGCCTCTAGGTTTACGGAAGTCTCTGTAACTTCTACTCCCTTTCCTACTAAGACATCTCTAATCTCTCTTCCTAAACTTCCGTCTAGTTTACTTTTATCTAACATAAATTAATTTGTTTTGTCCAAAAATCCTTTTACTTCTACGAGAAACCTCTCCATCATTTCATCTGAATTGTCTGCGAAAGTCTCTCTGTATGACATACTAGTAGAACCTCCCATAAATTCTACGTGTTTTTTTGCCTCTTTGCCCAATTTTATAATTTGGTCGTACATACTAACTCTGACATCGGGGGAGTACTTTTTGACTACCTCGTTTACGTTCATGCTTAGTAGCTCTATCCAATCAGACAACATGGGAATAGCATTTACCCATAAGATACATTTATCTCTGTCTTCGGGTGACATCTTTGACAATGTTTCTCCGAGATTTGTTTTCTCCTCTACTAATGTAGATTCTAACCCCTGCCTAAGAACGTCCATCCTTTTTGATACTTCCGCTTTTGTTTGGGTAGCCTGTACAAACATCCCTTTGCTAGTTTCTCTCTTGTACTGACTTACCAAAGCTACTAGAATTGCATCTTTACTGAAAAGCTCGTTTAGTTGATCTTGTAAAAGTTGTTCCATATTAAATCTTAATTGTTACTATTGATATATCTATCTTACTTCTTTTTATGGTTGACTCTATTGTATAGGCTGCTTCGTCAGATAGGGAAATTAATTTCCGGAAACTATTTGGTCTGAGGGCTACTGTAAACGTATCGAAGTCTTGTACGTATAACTCCGGGTAGTCCCCAAAGTCCTGTTCGGAAAACATACTACAAAATTCTGTGATTGTCTCCTTTAAATTACCCTCCCTAATTAGTATCTCTCCATCTAAGTTGTCTAAGGGTATTTTAGAGTCCTTGCAAAAATTGTACTCTTTTTCACCGTACCCTCTAACTAACAACCGTATATTTTCACCCAGTATAAATGGGAGTAACTCTACTTGTAACATATTGTGTACTATTTTGAAGTTGTTTAAATATACGAAAAGTTTTTGAAACTTCCAAATAGTTTGTTTTGAGCTACTTACAGTCTATTGAGCATCTGTATAAGGTCTGGGTCGGGGTATAAGTCGGATTTATCTGCTCTAAATGAGGTATGACTAAAGATACCTGCAGTTCCCTCTAAGGCATCCATACGTACTCCAAAGTTTCCATCCTTTATCCCGTAACTAGGAATCTTGTAGTATGACATTAATTCCTTTAGTAGTTCCTCTAAGGCTGCTATTTGTTTAGCTGAATACTTTTGAAAATACTCGTAACCTCTGTGTGGGATATTTACTACTTCCAAATCCTCCGCAATTAATTTCCCATAGGCATTTACGTAGTTTCCTTTTACGTCACAAGTTAAACCACCCCAAGCATCTAATTCTATTGCTATGGATTGTTTGTTCAGTATTTGGTTTTGTTGTCCGAAATTTTTTATGCCTTTACTGCGGAGAAATTCGGCTTTAACGCCTAAGTGGTTAGCCCAGCAATTTGAGGGGAATGTCTTGGTAATAGTTCCGTCATAACCTATGATGTACGGAGTGGCTATGTGGTTAGGGTTTGTCCTGTAAGAATTTACATCTCCACTAGGACTCTTGGGGTCTGATACTGAATGGTGAAGTGCAATCTGTGTCTTCTCACAAATCTCGTTATAGAACTTGTCTGCAGGTAATGTCATGCTTACTATCTTCATACTTCCTCCTTACTGATAGGTTTTTCCTCCACCGAAAATTTTGTAGTTCCGGCTATTCCTACACAGATGGCTATTCCATATCCGAGAATTTCCATTACATTAGTAGGCAACCCTAGAGATAAAGTTTTATCTGCCACGATTACTGCTGTTAGGGAGCCTCCTATTGAGAAAGCCAGTTTTCTTAACCCTTTCATAAACTCTGACTCCAAGGATTTATACCTCTCCTTTAGAGTTAACTTTGGTGTTTTCTTCGTCTCCATCTTTTAGTTCTTCGTTTAAATTAATACCTAACTTTTTTTCTATCTCCGTGGATAACTGCTTCTTTAGAAGTCTTACCACTGGAAAATTCGGTTTTATAATAAGGATATGCCCTAGTATAGACCATACCTCTGATACTACTAATAACGATGCTGTCAATCTTGTTACGTACCCTGTTGTTTTAAACAGTACTGATTCAGCCATTGCCATCATAGTAAATATGGTTAAGTAAATAGCTATTTTCATGGGTGTTTTTGCCAGTAGTACACTGACTGTAAATTTTCCGTTTTTGTAGGAAGTTATAGATCCGAATACCAAATCGAATAGTATCGCTATTAAAATGTAATGTGCGAGAATCATTTCCTCACCTATAAACGTAGAAAGAAAGGTCATAAACGCTAACCATCTACCGCCTACGCCTTTTATTGCCGAGAATAACTTACTGCCTAATCCGGGCAACACACTACTTAGTTCTCTTACTACTTCCATATTCAAATTTTCCATTATATCTACTCTCTCCAAACCAGCTTACTCCCATATAATATACTAACGCTAATTGAAACCTATCTGTTTTTAATTGTTTATAAAATAATTTATCTGCTAATTTTCTGTCTATTGGTGTGTACTCATAGAAAAAATCGTGAATGAGACTTGCCGTATAAGTTCTCTTAGTGTTTACCGCATACGTACATCCGTCCCATTTATAACCCTCCTTTATGAATAACCATCCACTGTCTATGAAGCCAGATTCACAACTGAATTGTACTCCTTTTAGTTCCTCAAAATACCCAATGAAATTTTTCTGAAGAACGTACATACTACCTCCTTACTATTAAAGCGTCTAAACTTCTAAGTAGGTTCTCTGTATCCGTTGGACTCATTAGTGGGTTTACGAAATCTTCGAACCACATGATTAGCCCACAATCTGTCTTGTGATTTGGTAAATGGTAACAGTACTCCATTAAAGGTCTCAAACTTGCTGTCATAGCTATCTTAGTAACCGAAGCATCAGGTAAAAATACGAAAATACCCCTAGTCTCGTAGGGAAAAGTTACCGAGAAACAAGCCTCACGTCCAGTGCTAGATAACGGAGTCACATTGTAAGCCTCGATAGCTTCCTGTAAGTTTTCAAATTCGTCCCAAGTATCACTTACTGCCTCTGCTGACAGAACATTGAACAAATCTCCATTACTGTTTTTATATATTCCGGGTTCGCTAATTAATTTAAAGTACATAGTATTTTATTGTGTTACGGTGAAACCTTTATGAATAACGATAGACCTATCTAAATTTGAAGCCACTACTGTTACACTGCCATTTCCTTTACAATGAGCATCTAAAGTTATAGAAGTATTCGGAACAATAGAAATTATCTTCGGAACTGTCCTCATTGTAGCTGTGCCATTACTTACTAAATCTATGATAGCCCCGTCAGAAGTTAAAGATATTTGGAACGTGTTGTTAGTGCTGTTTCTAACATAGTATGGTGTATTAATAGTGATTCCTGTAGTTCCAGTTATAGCCGAAAATGATATTATCTTTCCATCTACCAAATCGTGATTGTTTTCAGTTACTATATCGTTAGTATCCGTCAAAGTTACAGTGTGTAATCCTACAACATTAGTCCCTGTACAAGTCATACCTACTGATAATCCTGTTGTGTTGGTAACTGCTACTACTGTGGAGTTCATAGAGATTGTCATGCTCCTTGAAATGTAGTCACTACCTGTGGAGTTTGTTACATTTATTACTTTTCCCGATGGCAACCCTGTAGGGATGTCTGAAAATACGGTCTCTAATGCCAGTTTTGGAAATAAAGCATAACTCAAATTAAGTTGTGGAGAACCCCCATCAAACGTACTTAGTTGGTTCATTAGTCTTAGTCCCGTAATTCTACTTTTGGCTGATGGATAGGATTGACCATTACAGCCAAATGAAGCCAAACGTCCTATCAATGTAAGTGTCTGTCCTGCTAGCATCATCTCACAGTATTGGAATATGGATTGCGCATTCACTTGGTTGCTTGAATTTAACATTGCTGTAACCCTGTCCGCATCGGCTGTAGCTTGAGTACACAAATGCATAAACTCAATAGCTGATGAAATGTTGGACGATGCTTCAGTAGGTAAACCTACATACTCTAGCGAGGGATTATTCCTTAACATCCTATCTACGACATTAGCCCCTCCCCATGAAGTAGGAAGTATCAAACGGCGTAGTTTCTTTCCATCCGCAAACATATAGTGGGCTGTAAAAGAAGAAGCTGTACCGAAACTTTCTAATGTGAAATCCACCATACCCGTGTTCTGGAAAGCGTTGTCCCAATTTGTAACGGGGCCGATTTGTGACCCTATGTTTACAAACTGTAAATCAGGACAGTCCCTACAAAACCCCCAAGCAGATGTTATGTTTAACAAGGTAGCTCCTTGAGAGCACATATTCAGTTTCCTTAACCAAGGAAATATGGTGTATGGGAAGCTGTCGCCATAAGTTGTCCAGTTAATGTCTATCAGAGTATTTACACCGCTCTCTATCCATAAAATTGGACTGACTTGTGCTGCTCCAAAATCTCCACTTCTTCCTGCTCGATGTTTCTGTATGTTTTGAGTTGCTCCGTAAATCTTTACGATGAAAGTAGTATAACCTTCTACGCAAGGTCTTCCCGAACCTTTCACATATTGCTTACTGAAAGTTACGAATGAAGTTCCTGTAGCTGTGTACTGTACATGAGGTTCTCCTGTACCGTAATCTACCATAAATGTCCCTGCTCCTGCTAAGGACACTTTATATGAGAACTCGTTCGACATATCGCCTACAAGCATAACAATTTCGTTTATGCCTGCAGTATTTGATATGTTGGGCCAGTCAGACACAATGGCAGAACCATCACCTGTAGCTCCGCCTTTGTTTTTATAGTTTATGAATTTTCCTACTCCCATATCTTAATCAGCTTCAGGTGGAATTACCACCACTATTGGTTCTTTTTCCATACTATTCTTTTAATAAAATTGTTACTAGAAAGTCCGCACTAGGTTTGTAGTTAGCTTGTAATACAATGCTTCCATTGCTAACAATGCTGTACGGTTGAATATCTGCAGCTAGTACAACGCTTTCTTGATTCATTGGAATTATGTCAGCATTGTGATTTTCTTTGATTTTTACATTACTGATAGTATAAACCCACACAGAACCGTTCCAAGTCCACCCTGCAGATGCTATTGTTAACGATGCTAGAGTTATGGTCTTTGACGCTACTGTTTCAAAACTGATTGTTGGGGCGTTTTTTATACTGAAATAATCCAACATCTTGTTATCTCTAGGCTCTACTAAGTTTGGGTCGTTATAGATTCCATCCACCACACCTCTTGACCTTTTCCAATACTTAGGGTCGAATGTAGGGTAGTTAGTAGCTATGTATGAGTTAAGGATTGACCAATCAGCCAGTGTAAATACTCTCCAACCTCCTGAATTAATCAAACCTGCGTTTGACACCACCCAAGATGAATAATGGTAACCATACATTCTTACAGCCGTGTATTCTGAAGTAATTGTCGATGGTTGGGGCAACGCTCTATCTATGGGATTAACTATTCTACCGAACAAATACCCAGTACCTGCAGGTGTTCCCCATGAAGCATAAGGAATTAGTGGGATATCAGTTCCATCTTCTAACCTAGTAGTCATAAGATTTTCCCTCATCCACATTTGTGTACCTATTTTTGTCCCTGAATACCAATTTCCGTCTACATCTTTCCATACTTTTTGGAAAATGGTGCCGTCTGGTAACATCATTTCTTCCGCAGTGGCCGCTCTTATACCTCTAGTACCGCTACCGTTTCTAGGTGCACTGTTTGTTGTAGTGAATTCCTGGTTATCGAATCCTCCAACAGCTTTTTTAAACTCTGCAGTCCACAGATAAAAACCATACCCTAAAGGAGGTTCATAATATGGAGTTTTCCCTGTCACAAAACCGTTAGCGCACAAATTAAAGTTCAAATTGTCTGCATTAGGTCTTACTGTGTTGAAGTGTAAATTGTATGCTGGTTCATCCCAAGTATAGCACCAATGAGGGTGGGCTGTGGTATTCTTGGCTTTGAAGTCCTGCATTTTCAAGTCTGCAAGTTTTCTAAAGTAATTTCCGTCTTCTATTACTGGTTTAGGATTTATATTAGTAGCTATGAAATTACCCATAACAACATAAGGTATTCCATCGTTAGTGAATACGTCGTTTATTTTTATTTCCCCCTCTGTAAAGGCTTCGTACTCCCCCCGATTTCTAAGTCTCTCAGATAAGTCATCCACGTACCAACTAGTCCAACCATCCAATACTGTATATTTTCTTCTATAACTTACTCCAGCCGAATTTACTCCCTCTTGATAATATGTTCCCCCATTTCCAGCGTTTTCTGCTACGAATACTCTGACAATGGTTCTGTTAGGAGCCCCGAAATATGTTGTCATAGAGGGAACACTTTTAGCTACCACTATACCGTTGCTTACTTGAAAACTGTCTAACTCTTCGTCCGTGGTAACTATGGTACACACCTCAAAATCCGTTAGTGTCTCTTCTTCAGAGTTGTACATAGAGTATAACTTGACACCTTGTGGTGTTGTTACCTCGTAAATCATATCCTCCGAAGTCTCTAAAGAAGCTCTATACGCTTTGACAACATAAACAAGTTCCTCTCCCAATGCTGTTACTAAACCCGGTTCACTACCTGTAACGATTAAGGCTGTTGCTGAGTTACTAGATATAAATCGGGCGTTTAATATTTTCAAATGGAATCCTACTAAATCGTCGTAGCTACCTATGATTGGAATTGGGGAGTTTACCACGACTTTTGATAAGTCTGCTTCGTCCATCACAATAGTAGTACCATTCCACCAATAGTCAGGAACATCTGTTTCCTCTAACAGAAATTTATCTCCTACAAGGAGTGTCTCCACATTTTCGGGAATAGCCAGCCAGTCTAACATGTCTTGTTCTGTTACAAATGGTCTGTTTGTAGTTTTTCCGGAAGCGATCCGTAGAACCTCGTTAATAGCGTCCACTATATTCTTAGACAATGTTTCCAAATCTTGAGAACTGGAATACTGCATTAAGTCTAGTTCCGCTATAATAGCATTTATTGTATTGTTCAGGTTTTCCCTTACAACACTTCCCCTATCTAAATTTTGTATCTCTGTAAATGGTATCATACGATTAGTATTTATTCGCTTCAAAGGTAATAAATTATTTACCTAATTACAAGTGTAATAACCTTAAAATAGAAAAAGGACGAACCCAATTTTTGGGAACGCCCTTTCTACCGAAAGTTGTAGAGTCTGTCAACCTACAAATTTTTTGGAATTGTCATTTCTTTGATGATGTCTTTAGCCTTATCCTGTAACATCATAAACTTATGAGTCTGCATATTTACATACCCGGTAAATTTTCTTTCTCTTAGAGTTTTTAGAAAATCTACTGTACTAATTTTAGAACCCCAATATAGTCCAAGGGCTATGTTTACTCTCTTATTAGGAATACTCTCTATAAGAGTAAAGGCTTCCTCTAAGTCTTCCTCCGAATTTACCACGAATTTTATGAAGTCTTTGTCGTTTAGGATTCCTACGTTTTTGTTTAGGAAACTTCCTCCCTCTCCAGTACTTGCCAATTTGTAATCTACTACAAAACTGACATTTTCTAAATCCCTATACGGAGAAACGTCCATACTTCCATTTGTTTCTACTACGACTTTAAATCCTAAATTGGATAATCTTTGTAGTAACTCCGTAGGTCTAAACATAAGAGGTTCTCCTCCAGTTAGACAAATTACATCGTTACCATAGTCTTCCAATTTATCTATGATTTCGTTAAGGGTTAGACTGTCTCCTTGATGTTTTTCTAAAGACTCTGGAGTATCACATAAAGTACCCATTGTGTCTAGGTAACATCTTAAATTACACCCGGCTAGCCTTACGAAAGTACAAGCTACTCCTATTCCGTATGTGTTTACCTCTCCCATGAAAGATGGGTAAATCGTATTTACTTTAAAATCCATTTCTTACTTCTTCTTTAGTTATGTATTTATTGACTATTACTCTCTCCCTAAACTCCGGATAACTCTTAACGAAAAGGGCTAGGCTTTTTATTAATACCTCCCTCTCTAATGGGTCTTTTGGTTTAAATGCTTTTGTAGGTAGTAACATTCCCTCTAGTGCCGATAGACGTTCTATCTTACCCATTGCTAGGTATCTTTGGGACAGTAATTTTATTCTACCATAACCGTCTAAACTACATCTTACTACTGAATAATACGTCTGCTTCTTGTAGTAAGAGGTTAGCTCCGCCATCAATACTGCTGCTAACTCTGGATGTACTTTTCTACACATACTTTTAGTACCCTCGATGTACTCCCTTGTCGCTTTTAAATCCAGTTCCGATACTACTCCTTTGACTTTGTGTTCTACGTTAGACCCTACTAGGAATCTGTAACTACTTTCTGCCATTTTTTATTCTTTTTTAGGTTTCTTTCTAGGAGACGCTGAAGCTATAACAACTGCTTCCTCTATTTGTTTTTGGGGCTCTTCTTTAGGGGGTGTTGGGGCAAATAATTTTGCTAGAATACCTCCTCCACTTCCTCCTGCTGGTGAAGAAGCATCTATTTTTAAAGAGAAATGTTCTCTCCCCGCATTTACTTTGGACATTACCAAATTACTAAGTCTATCTAGTTCCCCCGATAGATTAGCATCCGGTACTCCTCCGTCTATTTTCTCGTACACAGACGCTCTTTTTACCCTCTCGTATTGTACCTCTACTAAGAACGTATAAAAATCGTCAGGTGTTTCAGGTGTCTGCCCTCCCCATTCTATACCACAAACGAACCCTGATTTAAACGAGGGGCATTTGTCGTACATATAACACGAGTCACAATTTACGCCTATTCCGACTACTTCCCTCATAGGAATTTTTGGACGTTCTTTGACTATGAGTTGTTCAAAAGTCTCGTCCCAAATATCCATTGGATTTCCTACTATCCTAGATAGGTAATACTCCTTACATTCCTCTAGGTCACTGTCTGATTGTTTACAAGTAATACACTCAGGATATTCTCCTGTTATAAAAAACGGACAAAGGTGTTTCTTTAGAGTAGTACTCTCCTCCGCCATTTTTATAATCTGTATTCTCGACTTAACGCTTTCTTTCATATTTACCTGCCTCTTTATTTGTTAGTAACAAATTAGCTATTTTTATGTACTCTTTTCTGAACCCTAACCATGCCAATAAGTTCATTCTATTAACATCGTCTCTGTGATCCTTTTTCGTTACTTTTGAGAAATCTACTCCAGCCTCCTCGTATTTTATTCTCTGCCCCTTACGCCGAAATTTTTGTTTGGTATCCCAACTCTTGAAATTTTTACCGTCGTAATTAAAAGTAGTTCCGTATCGTACTCCACTTAACCAAGACGTAGAATCCACGCTAAAAAATGGATACCTCCGTAATATTCTTATCTCTGTCCATGCGAATCCATGTACTCTTACCTTGTATTTTTTGGCCAGTAGAAAGAATCTGTGGGCGAATTTCTTTTGACTTTGATTTATACCTACGTATTTATACTTTTTACAGTACTCTTCAAAATGTTCGATACCGTGTGGGTCTATGCTCTCGTCCTCGTGTGCTACATAAACTACGTCAACTATTTTTTCTAGGGGCTCAAAGTATTTTTTATTCCACTTTCTTACTATCTCCCTACCCACGATTTTATCTAAGTCTAGGTTAGCGACTACGTAGATATACTCACTATGCGCTCTAACCCATGCGACATACTCCTCCAAGTAGGGAATCCAATACTCTTCTTTGCGCATTTCCTCCACGAATCCTGTCGCCATAAAGGAGAACGCTCCAGAGTCCGTCATAAACAAACCACCCTCCGATTTTAAAAACGGTAGTACTTCATCATAGTAGGTTAGACCTTTTCTAATGTAGAAGTAAGAAACTAATATCTCCCTAATACCAAACGCTACTAATTGTTTAGTATCTCCTACTGACGACGCTGAAAAGAACATTACTCCTTTGTTTTTATTCTTATCGTAGTAACCCTCTTGCTCTTTTAACTTCTTCAACATACTTTACTGGTAATTTTCCACCGTATTTAATTCTCTCTAAAACCTCTTTTTGTAACGACTGGATACTTTTACTTGTTATCCGTTCCTCGAATAATTCGGGGTCAAATATGTTATTATTAACTAGTGCTACGGCTTTATTTAAACAAGGACGACATTTTCCGCATCCTTTGTGACTTTTTGAATCGTAGCAAGAACGTATCTGTTGTACCTTAGGGATAGGCATTCCTCTCTCAATTACTTCTTTTACCATTTCCGATTTTGTCAAGTCTCTGAAAGGTACTAGAAAGCTAAAGTTTTTACTCTCCCAACCCATGTCTGCCTCACAGTTACTATTTAGATGCCTAAACAACGTCATTGTCCGTTTAATAAACGTATCGTCCTTATCAGGAGCATCATCAGAGGCGTTTAGTCCTAAATATACGTGTTGCCCATACTGCATAGCTATAGTTAACAGTAGTAAATTTCTATAAGGTAGATATTTACTTTCTCTCTCATACTCACCTATTGGTAACTCTTTTATGAGTAACCTGTCTTGGTAGTGTTTAGGTAAAGTCTTTAGGAAAGCTATCTCTACTTCTGAGTAAGATGTCTTCATATCTACGTATAGTAAAACGTCAGGACTTATTAGAAATTCTTGTAGTGTGGAGTCAAATCCTCCAGAAAATAATAATACTTTTTTCTCCATAGTTAACTTAATATAATAAAAGCTCCCTAATTAGGGAGCTTTTCAAAATCTGACTTCTTTCTGAATCTTACGATTTAGAGCCTGTCTTTGGTGTTGCGGCTGCTGGAGCAGTAGCTTTTCCACCTTTTCCACCTTTTCCAGTAGCTACGGCTGCTGTTTCTTTTTTACCTTTTGGCATGGTCTTAAAGTATTAAAAATTTTTAGGCAGTATTATTTTATAATCGATTAGCCTTTATAACCGAAAGCGAAACAAAGATAACGTGTCCGTATCTTATTTGCAAATTTTTCAGCTTCTTTTTTACGTAGAAAGTAAAAGAATTTTTAATTCTATTGCCGTCATTTCCCCATCTGCCTCTTGGAATGAGGGGTTTAGTAGTACATGAGTACCCTTTCGAGAGAAAAATTTGTTACTAATAATTGACGCTTTTACGGCTTGGTTAAGTGCCCCTGCGCCAATTACTCTAAGAATAACCACTTTATTTGGGTTATCTTGAAAGGCTGAGTTGATACTTCCTGCTAATTTGTTAGCGTCTGTCGATGACTTACATCTTAATACGATTGGATTGTTTCCGGTTTCCATTGTAGATACTTTTTAATTTTTGCCCCTTATTCCGCAAATATAACTACAAATCTTTATAACTCCTCGTATTCTCTTTTTATTTTTACTAATTTCTCCAAATCTTCGGGTCTTACTACAATTAAATACCCTTTTTCGCCTTTTTGTTTTATAGCTACTACGGGAATTTTTTTCTCCTGCCTAGCCTTATCCTCCGTGTCCTTGAATAAAGACCACAGAGAAAATTTATTTCTAACCTTACACTCGATGTAAATTTTTGGGTGTAGTGAGTCACTATTAGTAGAGTGCCCACTATTACTACCTGATAAGGGTACTCGTCTAGTCCCAAAAAATTTGGCTACTACTCTCTCGAAACCTTTCCAACAATTTTTAGAGGTAGGATTTTTCACTACCACGTTATTCTTACGAATTTGTTCTCTGGTTACTTTTACCCTTTTTAGTACTTTCCCTGTTCTAATTGGCATCTTCTAATAAGTGAGGGGGAATATTTTCTTTGAACATTGGACAGCTAGGTGTTATTCCTTGGAAGTATCCCATGGCTTCCTCGAATAGAGACTCTAGGATATTGTCCCTGTCCCTTACTAGTTGTGTGGGAACGGTCTTCAATTCATCTATGTGGCTGGATAGTTCCTCTACTATTGAAACTCTCGTATCCTCTTGTGAACACGGAATGTTAGTCTTGATAAACTCTAGTATTTTCATAGTCTTTTGTTTTAAAAGTGGTAAGGGGGAGGTGTCAAAAACCCAACGCCTATGTTTCTTTTTAGTTTATGGATTACTCCCCCTAAACCTACTTTATTTTTAGATCCATTATTAATAATCTCTTTGGGATTCCACTCCCCTCAAATTCTTGATAATTTTGCGCTCCCGATAAATAATTTAGAGTTACTCTCCTTACATTACCTATCGTGTCTAGTAAGTGTTGGAACATTTCATCTGATACCTCGTGGTTTAGCCTTAACAAATAAGTAACTCTACCCTCTACTAAGATTTGACTAGCCTTAGTGCCTAGTAGGATTATCACTCTTCTACTATCTACGTCAACTATCTCTATCTTCCGTAGGTGTATTAATTTTGCTCCGGCTATTGTGTACATACTATCTCCTCAGCAAAAATTTATATTTTACACACGGTGCTCTATACTCTACGACTATGAACTCCTCCCCACTGTTACTTCTCTCTAGTAGGATATTTACTTCCTGTGAGTACCTTACACTTCTAGCCGTATAATACGTTTGAACTTTGCCCACGCCTCTAAAGCGATTTTTACTTATGACTTTATAAGTAT